AACTGGCCTCACTGTGGACATCTCTGATGCTGGTGCCCCGATTTACACCATCACTCGCTCTGCTGGTGACTTTACTACTTCTGACCTGAAAGTTGGTATGGTAGTACGACTGACTGGTGCCAATGCTGCTAACAATGACAAGAACCTGCTGATCGTGGCAATGACCGCCACTGTTCTGAGCGTGATTGTTCTGAATGGCGGCACTCTGGTGAATGATCTCGCCGCTACTCCGGTAAGCATCACTGCACCGGGTAAGTCTACCTACATCCCGTCTACTGGTCACACTGACGTATCGTACACTGTTGAAGAATGGTACAACGACATTCAGCAATCAGAAGTGACCACTGGTAACAAGGTGAATACTGTCGGTATCAGTCTGCCTGCAACTGGTCTGGTTACTGCTGACTTCGCCTTTATGGGCAAAGACCTTGTTCGTGCTGAAACTACCAAGTTCTTCACCAACCCCACAGCTCAGGGTGAGGATCGTGTATTTGCCTCGGTATCTGGTGCTCTGATTATTGACGGTGTTCCGGTGAGTCTGGTTACTAGCCTGTCCATCAACATCAACAAAAACCTCACTGCTGATGCCGTTGTCGGTAGCAACGTCAAACCTACTATGGAGTTTGGTCGTATTCTTGTGGATGGGGAATTTAGCGCGATGATGTCAGGGAAAGAATTCTCTGATGCCTTCCGTGACGAAAAAGAGATTGCACTTATTTGCGCTCTTACTACTGGTACTGAAAACAATGCTCAGTTTATGACTATCACTCTGCCGCGTATCAAGATCAACTCTGATACCAAGAACGATGGTGAACAAGCTATTGTTTCCACTCACAGCTTCCAAGCTCTGAAGGGTGACGGCACTAACGGCTTCGTTGCTTCCACCATTATGATCCAAGACAGTGCTGCTTAATATAGGTTAGTGTGAATTATCCGTAGCACAGCTATTGCTAATTTGCAACTAATTTGATATAATCGGTACACAATAAAGGGGTGGAATTGTCTGCCCCTTTATTATTTCTGCTGTAAATCTTTTGCTCTAGGATAGAGCATTTCAATTCCACGATAATTAGGTAGGTAATACAATGTTCGATCTCGCTAAAACTAACATCTCTGAACTGTCCGAAGTAGGCCACCGTTTTGAGCTGGTGCTGCCGGAAGTGAACAAGCCCACTGGTGCGTTCGTCACTGTACGGGGTGACAACTCCAAAACCGTAAAAGATTTCGCCCGCAAGCAGTACGAAGCTCTGCAGGCTAAAGCCAAACAAGCCCGCCGTCGTAACAAAGACCCTGAAGATATGAGTCTGCAAGAAGCAGAGGATATGGCTGTTGAGAGTGCATATGTCCGTCTGATTGGTTGGGAAGGTATTGGTGAGAAAGGTAAGCTCCTTGAGTTCAATGAAGAGAACGCTAAGCGTATTCTGAAAGAACACACTTGGATTCGCCAAGCTGTTCTGGATGAAGCTGGTCTGCTGGCCAACTTCGTTGATTAACATCGCCTAAGAGAGCCGAGGGGAGCATTTCTCCCCTCCCTTTCCATATTGCCACCCGCCCACTTAGGAGATTTTATGCTGGATATCCAATCCGAAGTGGATGAAAAGGAACTAAGTCAGTCTATCAAGTTCGAGCTTGAATACTTCGGTGAACCAACAGGAGCTTTCTTATGGGTAACTGGAGGACAGACAACAAGAGCATCGCAAGCTGTATCACAAACAGAGATTTCAAGACTATTTCAAGATGGTTTAGCTGAATATGCTGAACTTAATACCAGCAGCGACTACAACCAAAGTAAGATTGCTGCTAGTAGAATTTGTAAGTGGGAGAACATCGGACTAAATGGTGTTCCACTCAAGTATTCAAAAGAGAATGCACTGCTCCTAGTCAGTGAATATGATTGGGTGGTGGAACAGATTGTAAAGTGGTCATCCATTGTTGATGACTACATTAAAGAGATTACAGAACAAACACTTGAGTATGCTAAATGGCAGTTCAAGTATGGTGCCAAACAGAAAGATGGGGCATCCCTAAAAGAACACGTTGAGGCTGCACAAAACAACCCATTCGCTGCTGCTCTACCAAAAGCAGACGTTGTGCTTAAATCCCTCGAAGAAGAATCCAGTAGCCCCCTACTACCTGAAGCTGTCTCATTGCTGTGGACGTATTTTATTCGTCTACACCAACAGAGAGCCAGTGGTGGTATGGGGCTTTCTTGTTTAAGTTACACAGATATTAAGTCATTCTGTGACTTGAATGATATCCGCCTATTCCCGTGGGAAGTGGATTTGATAACCGCTCTTGATAGAGCTTTCCTCACTCAGCATTACGAGGATCAGGAAAGAGAGTCTAAAAGAGCCTCTAAGAAATAAGAGGTGATTGAATATGTCATATGTTGTTGACGTAGGGTATGCGTTAGACCTCAGCCAGATTGGGGCAGCGATCAACAAGTTTAAAGAGCTTCAAAAGGAAGTAGGTAAGACAGACAAAGCCCTCAACTCGATGGGTAAATCTGCTGGTAGCTCTTCTGAGGCTAAGCGCACCAAAGAAATGAAAGACCTTGGTTCTGCTGCTGAATCTGCAAGTAAAAAAGTAAAACAAGTGGGGGACTCTGCTGCTCAAGCTGGGGATAAGTTTGATAAGCTTATTGAGAAGAACCAACTTGTTCGTCAGTATATGGTAGATGGCTTTACTAAGGGCGAGGCTAAGATTCTTGCCACAGCAAAGCAAGCAGGCATTCTTGAGTCGCAGTTTGCCTCTCTGCAGCACACTCTTCTCCAAGTAGCTAAGCTGTCTAGCGACCCTTTTGACAACAGCCGTGGTAGTATCCGTGCTCTTGAGAAAGACATTACGTCTCTCAGAGATCGTATGGAGCTTAGTGCCAAGGGTATCTACGCCAACACCAACCAAATGCGTTTGTTTGGTCGTGCTGCTGAGGAAGTGAGGGGTGAGATTGAGAAGTTAGGTATCAAGCTGGACAGCCCTGCGGGTCAAGCTGAATACAACAAGCGCCTTGGTGAAAGACGAGAAAAGCTCACTGCTCTGATTAGAGAAACCAACAACCTCAACGAAGTGGAAAGGCAAGCTCAGCGTATTGCCAAAGAGAATCAAAGAATTCTTGAGCGAACTGCATCTGTTGAGCGCAGGATGAGTGTAAGGCAAACATCCAAAGAGTTTGGTGTAAACCTGCAAGATGCGTCCTTCATCTTGGATGCCAAAGCTACTGGTAATATGCAGCTCTATAACAAAGCATTGGAATCTACAAGAAAGACAATGCTGGAGACTATCCCTGTAGCTACTACACTAAAGACTCTAATCCCTGCGATTGGTGCTGTTGGTGGTGTGGCCTTCCTTGCCCAAGCTACTCGTGAATTCCTCAAGATGGCAGACTCTATGCGTCTTGTTGAGGCTCGTATCAACCTTGTCTCCACTGCTGGTGCAGATGCAAGTCAAGTGCTGGATCAGCTCGTTGAGATCAGTAAGGAAAACCGTGTAAACCTAGACACCACTAGCAGACTGTACACCCGTCTTGTCCCCGCTATGGAGTCCTTCAAAGTGAATCTTGAAGGTTCTACAAGTGCTACAGATGCAGCTCTGAAGGTGACTAAGGCGTTTGGTGCCGCTCTGCTCATTTCTGGTGCAAACACTCAGGAAGCTATTGCTGCAACCACTCAGTTCACACAGGCTATGGCGTCTGGTAAGTTGGCTGGTGACGAGTTCCGTTCTGTGTCTGAAGCCGCCCCCGCCTTCCTGAAGGCTATTGCTGACGGTAGCGGCTATGCAAGAAGTGAACTGAAAGCTCTATCCTCAGAAGGTAAGCTCACCACTGAACTCATCTCCCAAGCCCTGCTCAAGATGCAATCATCGCTTGAAGCAAAAGCAGCTAAAGTCCCTGTGACAATGGGGCAAGCATTTGAGCGAGTGAAGACCGATTTGATGGTGTTCTCTCGTGACCTTAACGAATCCACTGGTGCGGTAGATGGTGTTGTATCCGCTATTGAAACCCTTGGTATTGTTATTCAAGGTCTAGGTTCTGGTCTTGCAATGATGAAAGAGGCTGTTGATCCGCTCAACGATTCTTTGAATGGAATGGGGACGAGCCTTGGTCAACTACTGTTCGCAGCATCCTCTGTATACGCACTGAGCAAAGTGCTGGCATCTGTTATCGGTGTAGCGGGTATTGCGGGCGCAGCCACAACGGCTGGTGGTGCTTTGGTTACGGCTACAGCAGCAATGCGTGGATATGCAGCAGCCACAGCTATTAGTATTGCAGCAACAGGCACTCTCAGTACTGCGCTATTTGCGGCTAGAGGTGCTGTGTTGGCTCTTGGTGCAGCTCTTGCTTCCACCCCTATCGGAGTTATTCTGGCAGGTGCAGCTACGGCAGCCGGCATCCTATACTTTAATTCTGAACAAGCTGCTGTGCAGATCAGCAAGTTGGCAGAAGAGAAGGAAGGAAGCATCAAGTCTACAAAGGTGCTGCTTGAGTCCGAAGAGAAACTTGCTAAATCTTGGGATGACTTGATTAAGAAAGCCCCCGAAGTTGGTCAAGCAATTCAGAAGTCTTTTGATAGCTCTGGTGTAAAATTCCTCACTGACGACCAGCAACGTGAGCTGGAAGAGTCTATGAAGCGAATTCAAAAGCTTCGTGAAGACGTTTCTAAAGACAACCTCAGCGGTCGTGAAAGAGTTGAAAAGAATGAACTAATCATTGCTCTCAAGAAAGAGTATGATGCTCGTTACCGCACGTTTGCACTCCAACAGCAGATTGATATGTTCAACAGCACTAGCGATGGTGCTGCCTCTGATATGATTAAAAAGCTGCAAGACGAGGTTAAACAACGAGAGCAAGTTAATAAGCTCCTCAGAGAAGGTGTCTCTCTTCGTAAGGCTGAGCTTATTGCTGCAGGTACGGCTGCAATTCAACAGCAGTATGGTACACCAACAATTATGCCTGGAGAAGGGCCGATCCAGTTTGAGGCAAGAAAACTCTCGATTAAAAGGCAGATTGCAGAGCAAGAAGCAACCCTTCGTGGGGAAGTCGGTAAACTAACAACTCTTGAGGAAGAGCAAGCTGCAATCCTAGATTCCCAAAAGAAGTCTAAAAAAGAGAAAACTAACTCTCTGCTTGAAGAACTTCAAGCCCTTGAAAAACTCCTACCTTTGGCTAAACAGATCGGTGATGTGGAAAAGGCTAGACTTATCGCTGGCGGTGTTTCTGCCGAGCAGGCACAAAGGCTCCTTGACCTCAGAAAGCAGATTCAAACACTAGAGAACGCTGGCACAAGAGCAGAAGAAACGGCACTAGTGCAAAGAGAGTATGACCTTCTTGTACAAGGCGTCTCTATTGAGGAAACAAAGCTAATCCTTGAGCAAGAGTCTCTTAAAGTTCAAATGAAGAAAGCCGGTTATATTCAGGATGAGATTAGTAAGAGGCTGGAACAGAAGTCAGTAATCGAAGGTATTAAGAAAGCTGAAGAAGAGGCTAAGAAGGCAGCTCTAGAATACCAGAAAGAAAAAGAAGAGTTTATGAAGCCAACTAAGCTTGAGATTGGCGATCTCTTCGGGGATGCTGCTAAGGGTGCTGGTACTCTGCTAAATACTATGTACGACATAGCAGAACAGCAAAAAGTGTTCACAGAACTGAAGCAGAAAGCTGCGGACACTATCCAAGATGAAAAGCAGCTTACCAAAGAACTTTCGGATATCAACAAGAAGCAAGCACAGAATGAACTTGCTAATATGCGTAGCATCACTGGTGGCGTGAAGCAACTGTTCAAGGAGAAGAGTACAGGGTACAAGGTACTTGAAAAGCTTGAGCAGGCAATGTTCATTATGCAGCTCTATAACCAGAGAAAAGAGATTACAACCTTCCTTGCTAACATTGCAACCAAGATTGGTGCTGCTGGTTCTGAGGCTGCTGCGTTCATTGGGTTTGAATCTGCTAAAGCAACAGCAGCAGGTACAACAGCAGTGGCAGCACAGGCTCAAGTTCCGGTTGCAGGATTCGCAATGGCTGCTGCAATGGCTGCAATTCTGGTTGGCCTTGGTGTTGCTCTGAAAGGCAGGGTTAGTGGCGGGAAGGGAGAATCTGCCCCTGTATACAACGAAGGTAAAGGCACAGTTCTTGGAAATAAAGATGCTCAATCTGAAAGTGTTAAAAAGAGTATCGAGTCGCTTGAAAAGTATGCCAGCGTTGAGCTTCCAATCACCAGCGCAATGCTTAAAAGCCTACAAAATATCGAGGGGAGTATTGCTGGACTAGGTAATCTGATCTTTAGATCACCAAACGGACAGCCTGGAAGTAACCTTACTGCATCGTTTATTAAACAGTCTGCAGAAGGTCTTTCTAAGACTTCAGAAAGCATTATGACTGGTCTTAAAGTTGCTGGCGCTGTTAAAACTTGGTTTGCTGCAACAAGCTTCTCTGGTAGTCTGGTGGCACTTCTTACAACAGCTTCCGGTTGGGGTATTATTGCATCTCTTGCGGCAACCCTTATTCCTGGCGTAGGTAAGGCCGTGAATAAGGTTATCGGCAGTGTTGTAGGGGGCCTTTTTGGAAAGACTAGCGTAAAAACTAATGTCGTTGCTAGCGGACTCACAGCTCCAATTCAAACCCTCAAGCAAATGTTTGAGCAAGGCTTCAATCTTCTTGAGTACATTGATGTTGAAATTGTAAAGAAAAAGAAGAGTTGGTTTGGGAGTAAGAAGAGTGTAAGCTATGCAACGCAGACCGCTCAGGCGGACAAAGAAGTTGCTAATCAATTTTCTCTAATCTTTAGTAACTTCTATGATGTAATCTCGAAGGCTGCCACACCGCTTGGAAGAAGCCTCGATAGTGTGCAAAACACCCTGCTGAATTTCGTTGTAGATATTGGCAAGATAAATCTGTCAGGGCTTGGGGCTAAAGAGATTCAAGAAAAGCTAGAAGCAGTGTTTGGTCAACAGGCCGACAGAATGGCACAGTTTGCTCTGGCTGGGTTTGAAGAGTTTCAACGAATCGGGGAGGGTTATTTTACCACCATCACTAGACTGGCATCTGATATAGAAAGAGCTAGACTATCAACCAAAAGGTTCGGGGTGGAGCTTATCTCTCTTTCCGATGTGATAGACAAGCAAGCTGACATTGCGGTAGAGTTGCTGAGGCAATCTTTGGTCAGGTCTGAGTACATATTGTACGGTATGGAGACAGGTTTTGCTGAGATCGTTAACGCCTTCAGTGGAAGCATTGACGATCTGGACTCTGTTGTTAAGAGCCTGAATGCCCTAAGAAGCGTGCTGTCCGCAATGAACAAGCCCGCTGTTGACCTTTCTAAAAATATGATTGACGGTGCTAACGGGTTTGAAGAGCTGAGCGGAGGTCTTAATCGTTTCTATGAAGATGTTCTGACGGAAGGTGAAAGATACAGTCAGATGCTTGCTGAGCTGACTAAGCAGTTTTCAATGCTAGGTGTGACGATCCCAGAAAGCGTTGAAGGATTTAAAAAGCTTGTGCAAGGAGTGGACACCAGTACAGAAGCTGGTCAGAAGTTGTTTGGTGCATTGGTTGCACTCACCCCAAAATTCTTGGATTTGATAAAATCTATGGAAACACTGGGAGTTAGTGCTGAGCTTCTGTCAACTAAATATCTGAGATTGGAAGATAAGTTCAAAGCTCTTGGTGTAGAGATGCCCACTTCTGTTGCAGCATTCGATGACCTCCTAAACTCCTTTAATTTTGGCAAACTGACCTCTTCAACTGTAATCAACTCTGGTAATCTAGACTCTGCTCTCAGTAAGCTCGCCAACGTAGAGTCCTCTGTTGCAGTTAAAACAAATGGACTGGAAAAAGCGTTTGGGCAACTCGGTCTGTCTGTTCCTAGCAGCAGGTACGAACTTGACAAGCTGATCCTAAGCCTCAAAAACCTCGACGGCAGCAACACTTCTGCATCAATGTCTGTGGAATCGCTGGCTTCGCTGTTCGATGATCTTATGGTAGACATAAAGCTGCAAGGTGCTTTATTGCTTGCTGTTGGATACGCCACCGAACAACTTAACAAAAAACAGTCAGAGTTTGTTGGTCAAAACCTAAATATGGCAAGCGGGCTGGCAGCGTTGTCTGTTGAGTTTTATGAGCTTCAGAACTCAATTGCAGAGTTTGGTGGAGAGGCTGGTAAAGCTGTGTCCAGTATGTTTACAGCACTGTTTAACGCAAGACAAGCTGTATCTGAAGACTACAACAAGATAGCCGGAGTAAGCACTACGCTGACCCCAGAAAAAATAAGAGAAGGCATTCAAGCTTCTGTGTCCGAAGTGACTCCCCCTGGCAGCGCCAATATCATATCTCTTGTGGAACAACGCCTAGCGTTGCAAGAGAGAGTTTCCCAGATAAGCAACATAGACCTATATGGCCCTGTTGAGCAAGCAGCTAAAGCTCTGGCTCAGGTGGAGGCAGCCAGAGATAGTAGCTATTCTAGTTGGCGGTCGGCTGTAGGGACTGTTGATAACGTGCTCTCATCAGTCCTAAATCAGCCGTACAAAATTGTACCTGTGAACAATGCAGGAGGGGTGGGCTTCTCTTACTCAAGGGACGAGCTTGGTGGCATATCCTCAGACTTTATGGACTTGTTGTATCTAGGGAACCAGAAATGGACTCCGGGGGTTAGGCAAGAACTTGCAAATAAGGGGGCGGGGTACGGAACCACTGGGCAAGATATTCTAAAAGGGTCGCTCAATAGCACAATCAAGGCAAGCTACGAAAACTACGTCAAGTACCAAGAGATATCAGCGGCAGCCCAAGCTGAGTACAACAAGTTGCTGGCAAATGCCAATCTACTTTCTGCTGAGAAGCTGGAGAAAGAGCGGCAAATCCTTGCCCTCAATATCGAGGTGCAAAAAGCCCAAGATGAGTTTAAGAATCAGCTAAAAGACTTTGCTATAGATGCTGAGGGTAACGCTAAGAGGCTGGACAAGCTTCGTAGCGAGACTGTTAAGTATTATGAGGCACAGAAAAAACTATCTGACCTTATGAATAGCTCTGCTGAAAAACTCAACGCAACGCTTTCAAGCATCAGGGATGTAGACCTCAGCCCTCAAGAGCTACTTAAAAAGCTAGAGGCTGAGTTTGCTGACGTATATGCAAAAGCAAGTGTTGCAGAGGGTGAAGAGCTTGCGATACTTGGCGGAGAGCTTGACAAGCTAATCAAGCCACTACTAGACCAAGCAGCTCTTGTGTACGCCACCGGAGGTGAAGCACAGAACATCAAAGACTTCATCTTAACGGCGGGTGATGAGATCGCTGCAAGACTGGAAGAGTTTGCCCCAAAAGACTTCCAAGAGGAATCTCTAAAGCTTCTTGAAGAAATTGACTCTGCTCTTGTGAAGCTGGAAGAGGCTGCTGTAGGGTCTAATAAGATGCTTGTAGCTGCAATTGACCTGTCGAGGGTGCAAACTGTAGCAGAACTTGAGCAGATCACTCGACTACTCGGTGGAACCCCTGCAGGTAAGAGCGTGCCTATGTTCGCAGCAGGCGGTGTATTTAGCAACTCTGTAGTTAGTTCTCCAACAATGTTCCCAGTAGGTTTGATGGGTGAAGCTGGTCCTGAAGCTATTATGCCGCTTTCTCGTTCAGGTGACGGGAGTCTTGGTGTAAGGGTGGTTGGTGGAGTTGGTGACAATTCTGCACTAGAACAAAAACTAGAGGAAAGTAACAGACACCAAGCTGCGCTTGTTCAGCTCCAATCTGCAGCCAACCGACAAATCATCAATAAGCTTGGTGAGATGGAAGAGAGGCTGTCTGGAATGGAAAGTGCTGCTAGGCTTCAAGTAGCTAAGTGATGTAAGGAGGCTCATCAGAGCCTCCTCCTTTTAAGGAGAAGTTATGCAAGAGAGAATGTGGCTTCTCACAATAGAAGCTTTGGATGAATTAAACAACCCTGTAGTGTTGAGGTTTGCATCGGGAGATTATACAGACCCATCAGGAAACTATTATGATCTGAGACTCAAGCAACCCTGCCTCTACACAAATTCTGCATTCTTCGGGAGTGTTATCCAAACAGGAAGTCAGACAGGCTATGGTGAAGCTGTACTTGTCAACACAGACGGAGGTCTTGATTACTTAGCAGACTACGCCGTGGACGGTAGGACAATGACCCTTTCTCTGAGAGTGGAGAACGGGAGCGTCGAGTTTGTGCTGTCTGGTAGCGTGCAGAACCTTAGATTTGAAGATTCAACAATATCTGTGCAGCTAAGGGATGAGCAGGCTCTTTTAGACAATCCGCACCCCTACACTACATACAAAGGCGACAACCTTCTTCCAATGGGAGTTGAGGGACTTGCCTCGGACATTAGAGGAAACCCTAAGCCGATTGTGTATGGAAAGGTTAGGAATATGGAGCCTGTATTGGTGAACACTGTTAATCGTATCTACCAAGTCCACGACCACTCTAAGGGTGCAGATGTTGATGTGATCGCTGTGTACGACAGGGGTGTATTGCTAACATTACACACAACCGAACCAGATATCTCCGCACTGTTCTCTGCGACACCACCACCAGGATTTTATAGCAAATCAGGAGGCTATTTCAGGCTGGGTGTTCCTCCAAACGGCGTTCTTACCGCAGACGTTGATGCGAGCGCAACACTTGCTGGGGATGTTGTTGAGAAGCTTCTTTTAGAAGTAGGTTGCACATTAACATCTACAAGTAAGACACTACTGAATAACGAATCTGGAAATGTTGGGTTTTTTATAAAAGATGAGAAAACAACATCTTCATTGCTCAATACTGTGGCGCAAGGGGTTGGTGCTTATTGGTATATAGAAACTAATAAACAAGTGACATTCGGTCTTCTCACCCCTCCCAACACTCCTCAAGTAGAGCTGTTTGATTACCAGATTGTAAGCATTTCAAGGTCGTCCACGGGAGCAGGTTCTAATGGGTTACCTGTCCATAAAGTAAAGCTGAAGGCTGATAAAATTGAACTTGTTCAGACTGATGTAGCGCCCGGCGCGGATGAGGAAGTAAGATCAAGGGTCAAGAATGAATGGAGGGAATCAGTTTATGAAAACCCTTCTGTTAAAGAAAGGCACCCGTTGTCAGAAGAAATTATTGTAGAGACGGGGTTAAGGGACTTTGTAAAGGCCGATCAGCAAGCGCAAAGAATACAAGAGCTTCTAGGCGTTAGAAGGGATACTGTGTCGGTGGTGGTAAGGGTAGATGAAGAGGTGTTATCAGCTCTAGCTATCGGAAACACTGTCAGAATTAACTCTTACAAGCTGGGATATTCTGCAGGTAAGAATTTCAAAATACTTGGCTACACACTTAACGCCAAGCTTTCAAGAATCGAACTTAGCCTTTTTGGATAGAGAAAGAATAGGAGACGTATATGCTTTTTGATCCAGACAAGGTGGCGTTATGTTACCCAAACTACACGGATAGGGCAGACTGCACCTTGTCTGGCGGAAGCTGGGCAACAACTCTGCCTCTAAATAATCTAAAGAACAGGGTGATCCAGAGAAGGGCAAGAACAACCGACACCCAACTAACTAGCACGCAATTTTCAATAACCCTAGACGAGCCTAAACCCGTTTTGTGTTTGGCCCTTGCTGGACACAACCTGACAGCGCAAGCAACGGTTAAGATAAAGGTCTACGACAACCCTCTAAAAGAAACACTCCTTTACGAAAGCGGGGAAGAGCTTGGTTGGGCGTACATCTTCGACTCCAATGACCTAGAGTGGGAATATGATAACTTCTGGTTCGGGACACTAACTAACGAACAAAGGAAAGATTTCACGCCACTTTTTACTCACTTCTTTTTAGGGGTTGATTTTGTACCAATTGCAAAGTACATCGTAGTAGAGATAAATGACGTTAATAATCCAGATGGCTATGTGGAGGTTGGTAGACTATTCTTTTCGGATGTTTGGCAACCGACGAGGAACGCATCTCTTGGTCTTGCATTCAAACACAATACAAGCACTGAAGTAGAGACTTCCCTAAGCGATACAGAATACTTCGACGTCAGAAAAGTAAGACGGTCGGTTTCATTTGAACTAGACAGAATACCGAACGCTGATGCCTTCGGTAGAATGTTTACCTTACAACGATTACTTGGGATAAATGGTGAGATACTATTTGCTTACACGGTTAGAAACTTTGAAGAGTGGTCATATGAGAGAAGATTCTTGGGGAGGCTGACAGAGTTGGACGCCATTAGCGAGCCGTATGTAGATAGGCGGCACAAAGTTCCTGTAAACATCATTGAAAGTATTTAAGGAGTTGGTCTTATGACAACTGTAGTGTTCTCGCCCTCAGTGGGGGGCAATGGTCTTGTTGTCACTGATGACAGCAGTCCAACAACGGGTCTTGGAGCTGGTGGTCATCGGACAAGGTTTGTCCCAGCACTTGAACAAACTGTGGCAGTAGCTGCTCACGTTAACGCAAAGGCCGCAGATGCCAATCTTAGCGCCCAGTCTGCAAGTGGCAGTAAAGACATTGCAGCCGCGATTGTAAACTTCAAGGGTGAGTACGACCCCTCAATCAACTATACGGTAGGAGAGTGCGTCTCATATGGTCAGTACAGGTATGTGAAAAAATCAACAGCACCGTCAGGGACAATTCCGGTGGATGGAGCGGATTGGATGATTGTGGAAGTCCCTTCATCCCCTCAATTTGTTTTTGAAGCGACCGACAATACAGATTACCGACTACTGTTTACCACTGGAAGTGGGGCCGGAGCCACTACACTTATCAACCCGACCATGGAGCAGGCAACGTACAACCCCTCAACAAACAACCTCAAGGCGAACCTTACAGGTAGCGCAAGTGCCCTCGGTGGAAAGGATGCATCACTGTGGGTAGATGTTGACTCTGAACAAGCTATCACTAACAAAACTTTTACCACTGGTTCAGTTTGGAATGGCGGTGTTATTGGCGTAGATTACGGGGGTACCGGGGCTAGCGATACCACAACTGCCCGCGCAAATCTTGGTGCTGCGCCAACAGAGTCCCCTGAGTTCACAGGAGTACCAACTGCACCAACCGCAGTATTTGGGACAAATACGACTCAAGTCGCTACAACAGCTTTCGTCAGAAACGAAGTAACTAACGGACTTCCTTATGCAACAGAGACGGACAAAGGTGCTGTTGAGCTGGCAACGCAGGCGGAGGTCGATACCGGGACGCTGGATGATGTTGCAGTGACGCCGAAGAAGCTGCGGTGGGGGTTTTCGATTAGCCTTTCGGCTAATGGCTATATAGTTTTCCCGACATGGCTGGGCGGGCTAATTATTCAGTGGGGCAGCTACAGCAACCTAACCGCCGCTGCGCTCACTCTATATGCAGTGTCATACCCACTGGCGTTCCCTAACGCTGCGCTAGCGGTAATTGGTGCAAACAGGAACACCTCGGGCGCGCCTGGCACCGCTGTAAACCCTGTGTCCCCTACACGCTTTAACGTGATGTGGGAAGTGGCGGGCCAGCAAGCGATTTCATGGGTTGCGTTTGGTCATTAAGAAACCGCGCGATCAAAGCCTAAAAGTACCGATTAAGGAGTCACAGATGCAGCGTTTTTACAGTAAGATCACAGGCAGCACCTACCTGTCAGCGATACACGGGAATCAGATGCCGGACGATGCCGTGCCGATCACCGAGAGCCGTTACGATGATGTCATCGCCAACCCTGCACCCGGAAAAATTCGTAGTCATGACGCGGAAGGTCTGCCGATTCTGATCGACCCGCCGCCGCCCCCGCCTCCGACCCGCGAGCAGATCGAGGCGCAGCGCCTGCGCGCTTACGCCGACCCTCTAACCGGCAGTGATCGGCATTTTGCAGAGGCAGCACGGCTGCAAGCGATGGGCGCAACTGCCGAAGAAGTAGACGCGGCAAAAGCCGCTGGTGCAACTCGTTATGCAGAAATTCAGGCACAATATCCGTGGCCGGTAACGGTAACGGTATCTTAAACTCTGTTCGCCACCAAGCAGCCTCGAACACTTCCGAGGCTGCTATATAAAACAAGGAAATGAAATGAGTATGAGGTCTAAGCTTATAACAGCTTTTATCGCAGCAGGCGTTGTATCTGCAAGCTCTTCTTTTGTTGCTCTTGATCTCACCCTTCCAAGTGAGGGGTTTAGGAACAATGTCTATTCCGACCCAGCGGGCCTCCCTACTGTATGCGTTGGGCATATGGATAGAAGTCTAAAGCTTGGACAATCGTTCAGCGACGAAGCTTGTCTTAATCTATTCGCAAAAGATTGGGTTAAACACCAAAAACAACTCGACTCTCTTGTAAAAGTAGCTTATGCGTCTGAATGGCAAAGAGCTGCACTAACAGATTTCACCTTCAATGTTGGAATCGGTAATGTCAAGAGCAGCACGTTGATTAAGTTGCTGAACCAAGGTAGACACGAAGAAGCTTGTCTTCAACTACTACGTTGGAACAAGGTAGGTGGGAGAGTGCTTCGTGGTCTTGTCGTGAGAAGGGAGAACACCTTGCCCTATTGCTTAGGTGAAGTGAGTGAAGATAAACAAAAACCCTACGAGGAATTCGTAAAGGAGTGGGAAAATGAAATGGCAAAAAGATTGGAGAAAGATTCTAAAAACCTATAGTTTCATTGGTCTTTTAGGGAACCTTCTCATTGCAATCTCTGCAACTGGACTTATGGTGCTGGGGGTGCTTTCTTCAAACATTGCATTCCCTGTACTCCTAACATCTAGTCTCGTACTTGGTGTTTTTGGTCTTGTTGGGAGATTCATTGACCAAGAAGTTGAGGATGCAAGAGATGAATAACCTCTATCACTTTTGTAAGATGCTGATTGTATTCTCCATCAAATTTCTTGCCCAACTGCTCGGAATTGTTCTAGGTGTGGTGGTGGTGCCAATTGGTCTTCTGTTTGCAGACGATTCAGCCAAGCCTTACACATACATTACAAAAGATGGAAGTGAGTGGTGGTTGAGAAGATTACCCAAGTGGCTTCTTTGGTGGGATAACCCTATTGATGGATTCCTCGGAGACGATCAGTTCCGTTGGGCAAACAGAGACATTCCTTTTGGTATCAAAAACACATCCTTCTTGGGTCAAGTTATTTGGGGGGCATACCGCAACCCCTTTAACTACTTCAAGAGGTTTGTGCTTTCTTGTGATGTTCGTAGTCACAAAGTGGAAAAGCTTGCAGGTGTGGATTACGTCAGAGACGACTTCAATTCTACCGGATGGCAATGGTTGCGGTGTGGAAACAACTACACAATCTATTGGGTGAGACGTTGGGGGATGTCAAATAGAGCTATCGTTGTTCAGTTGGGCAATAAGATTAAACTGGCCGATAACACCACCACATACCCTCTAGATCAGGAGTACAAATACTTCAAGGGGTTCACCTTTGAGATTCAACCGTTCAAGGATATAAGCTAATGGTGTGGATTACAACGATTAAGAAGGTGGGTTTGGTAATTCTGTTCTCATCTCTTGGATTATCTTTACTAGGTAACGTCTACCTTAACAACAAGGCCTCAATCGTATCTACCGAGCTATCCGTCGCCCTGTCTGAAGTGGGCAGGCTTGAAGCTAGTGTGGCATCTCTCAATGACGCACTACTTAGGGTCAACAAACTAAGGGAAATTGAGGCTGAAAAACTCAAAGAGTGGCAGACCGAGCAAAGGTATCTGGAAGACAAGAAAAACGATTTGATCTCCAAAATACCAACAAGAACAGCCATATCTGTTTACGAATCAGGGGCTAAGAAGAAGGAGAAGAAAGTAAATGAAGATGGTGGTTACGTTAGCCTTGATTCTGTTATTGATCCCGCTGTTGCTGGGTTGCTCTCAGAAGCCTCAAGTGATCTACAAGACTGAGACACTAACAACTCCAGACTACCTGCTGAGCAATCCGTGCAGGGGTAGTAAGATCGGAGTTGGTGCAGAAGTGACGGTGAGGGATTTGGTGCGGTCGTACATCGTCAACACCAACTGTCTTGCTCAGTATGAGAGATTGCTAGAAAAGAATAGGCAGTACAAGAAAGAAGTCCAGTAGTTACTTGTGGAATAGACTCTGCAGCACAAGTAATAACAACACCCTTTAGGGAGGGAAAGAAGTGGAAGGAAAGCATTACGAAGAGGGTGTGGTTGGAAGGGTAACAGGTATCGAAAACAAGCTAGCCATTATGGACTACAGACTTGGTAGTAACGAATCTGTGCTAAAAGAGATCAGTGAATCTGTAAAGCAGCTTGTGGCTCTGCACCAAGAACAAAGGGCTATCAGAGGTGACTTCAGAGAGCTTAAGGAATTAGTAGAGAAGAAGCACAACGATATTGACCCCATCATCACCAACAGTCACAAGATGCAGGGCACTGTACTTGGTGCTGGGTTGGTGCTGTCCCTCTTGATTGCCGTGTTGTCTTATGTATCTGTTGAGACACTGAACGACATTCGTACACTAAGCGATAGGCAAGCTGTGCTAGAAACTACAGTGCAGGTTATGAAGTCTGAGCTAAGAAGTGTTGGAAAGACTTCCACCACACCGTAATCAATTGGAATAAAAACAATAATAGGAGTGGTAACAACATTAGTGGAGCCTCATAAGGACGTGAGGCTATTTTTAAGGAATACGAAATGAAGAAAGAACAAAGCCCGCCCTTCTATGATGGAAGTGAGCGGGCTTCTTTGTGTGTTGTTAGTTATTACAAGAAGGTAACAGCCCCGTCATCCGGCTCATAAGCCTTTACAATATATTCCTCTGTAAATTCAAACAAGCTTTGTGTAAATGAATTATCTGGAAAGTTACAATAGTTGACCATTGCGTTGAGTTGGTCAAGCTCGTCTTGTGTTTCAATGGTGATGGTGATTGGCTGAAACTCGGGTTCTTTACGTTCAATCTTCATTTCTGTTTCCTATTCAGTGTTCCGGGTTGGTGTTAATCAGATAGCTAGAGTGTAGTAGACTTCAGCAAACAGTGCAAGGGCTTTCTGCTTACGTTCTCGATATTCTTCACAATCCTTCCAGTAACGGTTACGCTCATCTTCGTTGGTGCATTCAAGATTGAGTGTGAGGGAGTCAGAATCCCCAAACAGGTCTTTGTAAGCGAAGTCGTAGTTTCGGCTATCAGGTTCACTATCCTTACTGAACGCCCACACCATCTCTTCAAGGTCTTTTACACGAAGCTGGTGAGCCGCTTCAAGGTTGATATTTGAATCCCAATCGTAGCTCTCCAGTCCTTCAATCTTAGCTTGCTTCTCGCAGTAGTAGATAGGGATACCAATGTTCTCATCTTCCTTCACAGCTTTGAGTAGCGTGGTGAGATAGGAATGAATGACAGGAGAAAGGCTCCACTCATTGCACCAAATTGCTTTCTTCTTCCAAACGTACTTACCTTTAGACTTACGAATCATTGTTCACCTCTTTAGATGTTACACCATTTGATTATTAGGAACGAAATCCCGCTGTTGTAGAGATGACCAGTCAACACCAATACTCGTTAAAGTGGTGCTTCAGTTCATTGACACTTGTATACTTCACAGGAAAGCACTTACCAAACTCAATACCATCTGTTGTAGCAACGATTGCCTTTGATAACACTTTCAAAGATGCCAAGTGTTTCGGAGGGCTGAGCATAACTCTTGACAGCACCCACAAGAAGTCATCTACTGAAACTTTCTCAGTGATTACGGCGCAACTAAACTGATAACCAGAGATGTACTTTTCAATACCAAATCTGCGAACGTCCTGAATACCAAGGATGAAGATGTCATTAGTCTTAACATAACAAGAGCCACCAACAACGTAAAGAATCATAGTACAACCCACCTCACCAAAGTTTGGTTAGAAAAATCGCTGTAAGCCCCGTATCATAAGGGGTCTTAAATTCGCTACAAAAAGAAAGGATGATTCTAGTACAAATCCCATTCAGGAACATTCGACTCTAAGGGGCTGCTTTCTACCACCTTCGGTTTGCTCGTAGACTTACCTTCATGGACAGTAGCCATTTCCACACTTCCTTGTTGACCATTTTCCCACCAAAGCTTCATTGGGTTTATAGCAGTGTAACTCCAATTCAGGTAGTTGCCAACCTTTTTCTTTTCGCCAACGATGACTCCGTGCTTCATAAACACTTTCAACTTCTGAAGGACAGTCCTTCTGTCAATATCCAACGCACACCCGATGCTTTCCTGTGTGTCGTAGTATGCACCACCCTTCTCTTTCACAAAGTATTCATACCTACTCAGCATCAAGCAGTATATATTCTTTTCAGTTAGTGTGAGCTTTACCAGTTCTCCGTTGTTTCCTACGAAACCGGATGCACTCATTAAGTCGTAGTAACTCTTAAAGAAACGTCCGTTGTCTTTCATTCAACACCTCATAGTGAGTCTAGAGTAAGTAGAGGCAGGTTTAGATAGAGGATTAGCGTTCTTGTTCTTTGCAACCCTCTGCAAGTTTCTTCAGGTGATTAACAATAAAGGATTGACGGCTCAATTCGCCTCGATTCTTGTCTATCCACTCAAGCACAAACTTGGGAAGTAGTAGCTTCACTGTCCTCATCCTATTTCACACGTCATAATTTATGACTCGTACACGTCATCAAAACTGCATTTCACACGTCATCAAAATGCACAATAGTAAGACTGATATAAGAGACAGATTAAATAGACATACTAAAGTCATTTATTTGCACATCTATTTCTTGTTTCTCATTTGTTGTTCTTTGTCACCTATCTCGTTCACCTACACTGTCAACCTACATCGTTCACCTAGCCCTGTTAACTGATTGTGTTAACCAAGCTGTGATAGCTGAGCTGTAACTACCTATCGTGTTAAACACAGTGATAACAGAAGCTCTTAGATGTGTTGTGCAAGAAAGAAGCGACAGCTTCGATGGTTGTTTGGTGGTGCAAAGAGCGAAGCGTAGCTTTTTATTTTTGTTGTGCTAAGTAGAAAGATAGCCACATGTGCATTTTAATGACGTGTGAAAATCTTTGATTAAAAAGCCCCAACATTTCTGTCAGGGCTTGTGTTCAAGCTAGTTCAGTTAGTTCGGTTAGTCCAGTTAGCTCAGTTCTGCAAGAAGATCAGTGTAACCACCAACATACTCACCATCACACAGAATCACAGGCATAGTCCGGGGAATGATGTTGTAGTTGGTGTGAATGTGGTCAATCAGCCACTCACGATCATAGTCTGCACCGAGAGTCAACACTTCGTATTGTTCACCACTTTGCTGAAGTAGTTGCTTAGCTTTCTGGCAGTAGGTGCAGTTGTTTTTAGAGTAGACGGTGTACATATTCTTTATTCCTTAATTGTGTTATCGCTTAACAAATTTCATTTTACCGCAATGAGAGCATTTCATCCAGAACGCATTTCCGTGCGTTCCTCTATCGCTCGACCAAGTACACTGTTCGTGAATCTCCCATTTGTGCAGGTGGGAGTCTCCCCACACTAACCATTTAATTAGTCTGATCATAACTCACCCTTAGAAATCAAAATCAATAGAGTCGTTACTGATGTTCATATCTACGTTACCAACTTGGTAAGAGATAATCTCACTTTCTTGTGGTGCTACTTGGTCACTCTTACCATCCTCCCAACGACGAAGCCACGGCAGCGGTTTCTTCTTAGGTGCAACGATATCACTTTCAAGACCAAAGTGTTGCATCCGATTGTCAACTAGCCAGTCAAGGTAGAGCTTGAGCTCTTCTGGTGTCAGACCGAAGATTGGCCCTTCTTGGAACAGGAAGTCAACCCACTCTTTTTCTTGCTTGTGAACGTCTAGATAAATCTCTTTAGCTGTTGCTCGTTCTTCCTCTGCAATGCGAATAAAGTCTTCATCATCTTGAGGCAAATACTTTAGCAGGTTTTGAGTGATGCCACAATGTAGGGCTTCATCTTGACGAATCAAGCCAACAATCTTACTACTACCCGACATTAGGTCTTGCTGTCCAAATGCAAACGTACAAGCGAAGCTCACTTGGAATCGAATCTGCTCAAGGGCGTTAGTTGCAAGCAGGCTACGATAGAGCGAACGCTTCGTTTCAAAGTGCCCATATTCAAGGCGTTTTTGACGTTCAAGCAGCTCATCATAGTGGATGCTTACACTATCACCACACTCAACGATCTCACGAATTCCTTTCATTTCATCAAAGACTTTCGACGGGTTAGGGTATACGTTTCGTAGGATGTGCGTATAGCTTTGACTGTGAATCACCTCAATAGCTGTCCACCAAGCAATCAATGCCTCAAGGCTTGGGTCAGATACGATAGGGCCGTAACACAGTGACGGGGCACGTCCTTGCACACTATCGAGTAGAATCTGACGTTTGAGGTTGGAAGTAAAGACGTGTTCCTGCGCCTTAGTGAAGCCCTTGAAATCAATTGCGTCTTTACTTAGGTTAATCTCACTAGGACGCCAGAAGAAAGACTGTTGTTGATCTAGCAGCTTTGCAAAGATTGGGTACTTAGAAGACTCAAATCGCTGAATATCCACGGTGCCACTCTCATCGAAGAACAGCTTAGCTTTACCGTGTTCAATGTCTCTTACTTTAAATACAGACACGAATATCTCCATTAGAAGAGGGAGCCTTTCGACTCCCTTATTGCTTTACAGAACGCAAGAATCGCACGACTCTTCTTGCTTGTCAACAACTGTGTCTTGCTTGACGTTGTTGTTGTAGTAGAACGTCTTCACTCCCCACTTGTATCCAAGCAGAAGGTGACGAAGTACCAGATTACCGGGAATCTTCCCCTCTGGGAATCGGGAAGGATCGTATGTGGTGTTTGTGCTAATAGATTGGTCAATCCACTTCTGCAGCACTGCCACGACCTTCAGGTAATCCTCAACGTCTACATCCCAAGCACTGACATATTTACTCTTTAGCTTTTCAGCTTCAGGGGCTACGATACTAATACCATCTTTCACTGCAATCAAGTCACGAACAGGCTCGATTCCATTGGTAAGGTTCTGCACACGACTTGAAGTTTCAGACGGCATTGCTGCCATCAAAGTTGCATTACGAATCCCGTACAGCTTCAAGTCGTTACGCAAGCCATCCCAATCCATTCGCTCCTTGTGTTCAATCAGTGAATCAACACCAACCTTTCGCACATCACAGGGTACAACGCCATCCGAGTAGCGGGTGTGTTCCACCTTACCACAAGCGCCATATTTTTTGGCCAGCTCAACAGAAGCTTTGGTGAGGTGGAAAGCCATAGCTTCCATATACTCGTCAACTACACCAAGAGCATCTACATCGTACTTCAAGCCTTTCTTCGCAAGGAAGTGGGCAAGATCGTTGATACCAATACCGAGAGGACGATACCACTCTGTACTGTTGCGTGCAGCTCGCAGGGGATAGTCTTGATAGTCTAGGAGAGCATCAAGGGCATACACGGCCAGCTTACACACTTTTTCAAACTGTTTAGGGTTCTTGATCTTACCCCAATTAATTGCACTAAGAGTGCAAAGACTAATCAGACCATTCGGATCATCGAAATGCTCCAAAGGTTTAGTTGGTAGCGTAATTTCCAAACACCTTGTGTTCAACCAGAGTCGTTAATTCTGGCCCGGAGTCTAACACTCACTCCTGCTGTACATTCCTGTACAGAGCGGACTATCTCATCACTTTCCAGTGCCGTGCGCTTCGCTTCACTTGAAGCTACGATGTTACACTCATCACATCTAGTCTCTACACGTTCCCAACTTCTCACACAGCGTCAAATTGCTAGACAAGACGCAGCATTCGCTCTAGCTCTGTCATTGGGCTTCGCTCGGTATTACCCTTCTCAAAGAGGATGGGGCTTCCACCGAATTCACACGGTTTTACAACCTCTGGTATGTTAAAGGTTGGATTGCTTGATTGGAGCATACTCAGGCTTGAAACTACCTTGAGTGTTACAGCTATCTACGTTGTTAATGTACACACGGCTAGTGCCGATACGCTCAGTGAGCAGCAAGTCTCGAATTTCAGCAGCAGGGACTTTTACCTTACTTACTTTATTGCTCTTACTGTACTTCTCATAAAGAAGTGCAAACTTGTCACTGTCGGAGAAGAAAGCTTCTTGTAGATCAGGAACTTCCTCTGGCGAGAATAGGTACATATCCTCACCACTCACCATCTTCTTCCACAAGAACCCGTTGATATTGAATCCGTGGTCACTGTGTCGGACGCGGGTTTCTTCAGTACCTTTATTGTTCTTCAGCACAAGGAGAGATTCAACGTCTTTGTGCCAAATGTTGTGGAAGAAGGTTACGCTACCCTTCCTTACTCCCGTTGTGTTCAGATAGGTTCGCTAAACCTACCCCGTTCTCTTATGAACTGCTGCATATTACTATGCAGACCAGACTATATCTTTACCTTCACCTTTCGTGGTCAGGTATCTCCCATTTCGCTTCGCTTGAAGCTACGGCCCTGTGGCCTAGTCGTTGAAGATTTACCTTCTAGCAGCATACCAATCTTCACCGGAACAGTAGAGATTGTTTACAACAGCGTGAACTACATTTTCTTTGAAACTAACAACTTCCAAATTATCTAGGTTGTTGTTCAAGGTATCACCGTCCAAATGGTTTACTTGTTCATCTGCTCTTATTTCTCGTCCAATAATCAGACAAGCAATAAACCTGTGAACCAAGAATAGGCGACCCATTACCCTTACTCTAAGATAAGGTTTTCTGCCTCTACCTTTATGTAGGTGTTGTTTTAACTCTTTTAGCTTGTTGCCACGCTTCTTGCTGTATATTTTTCCATCCACTGATACAAAGTAGTCACTATCAAGTGGATGTACTAGTAAGGTACTTTCCTGCTGATTGTCCATTGTAAACCTCCAAATATTAAAAGGAGGTCTAGTATACCACAAGCTTTTCAAACATTCAAGCTCAACCTTTCGGCTCACTTTGTAGTGTTGTGGTCTTTAGGAGTTCCCAGCAATTAAAGAGATCATACTCTAAACCATTTCTGACTTAGACGGCTAAAATTAACCCTGACTACAGCTCAGTACAGCAGACTGCATCAACTGTGTGAAAGGAATAGGCCCTGTGGTTGTTACTGCACCACCCTTCACCTTCTGCTTCTCTGCACGAAGATTGTAAACCCCAACACCAAGCCCTGCTTTACGGCTGGCGTACTTAACCAGCGCATCTACAGTGGCAGTGATGCTGTTGAGACTATCTCCGCACTCAACAACAGTACAACTTGCAAACTGGCGAGTAGGCGTTCGTACACCAGCAAGTACAGGAGAGGGAAGGGTAATATCTCCCGTAGAGATTGCATCGTAGTAGTCGAGTACAATCTTTATCCCCTCATCCTTGACGTATTTGTGCATAAGCACAGCAGCAACAAGCATGTAGGCGACTTGCGGACTCTCTTTGTATTCCCCTGTCTTACGATTCTTCACAAGATACTTAGAGCGCCACTCTTTTACGCCAGCAATGCGGAAGTCGAAGTCTCGTTCGTGCTTAATGTAGTCGTTAAGCTGATTCCATTGCTCGGGGGTATACAGTGACTCAATCTCAGGATCGTACCAGCCTTGTTGCACATTGGTACGCACAATATCTGTGATGTGGTTTGGCTCAAACTTACCATACACCTTCTTGCGAACATCATACATTGCCAGACGACCAGCAACTATGTCGTAGTTGTAGGCGTACTCGCTGATAAGTTCGTGTGCAGCGTTCACCAGTGCTTCGTGGAGATCATTAGTCTTCATTCCATTGAAAAACTTCAGCTTAGCTTGACTTTCAACTTCCGATGTAGAAACGCCTTCGACGCCCTCACAAGCCCACTGCACCACCTTGTGAATCTTGTTAATGTCTAGTAGTTCTTTACTGCCATCACGCTTGGTCACAAAAACTTCTTTCATTACTTACTTTCCTTCCACTCTTTTTGGATTACTTTCTTGTGACGCTTAGCGTTCTCAATGATACTGCCGGTGAAATTACTCTGTCGTCCAATCTTGTTTAGTTCTACAATGAGGCTAACATCTCCTTTGGATTCTACAAGAGCTTCTTCACTTGCGTAACCCGATTCAAGCCACTCTTTGTCTTGTCGTTCTGCCGAGATGAAGATGGGGCCGAACCAAGGGATGTTGTCTTTCTTACTTAGGGGACGATGATCTCGGGAAATGATTTCAAACTCTTCGTGATACACATCAAGGCCAAGATCGTACAACACTTTCTTCAGTTCTTCTTGGTTATCTTCAAGAAGTAGGTCTTTATATTCTTTTACTTGGAGTAGATCATAGGATGAGATTTGTTTGTATACGAATGCACTCATTTTACTTCCTTTGTTGTTCTTTGTGGGAGGGAAGGGGCTTTCGCCCCTTCGGTTATTTCAGCAAACTATGCCGGATTACTAACTCATCGGCAGCTCTTTGGTAAGGACGTTACCTAGCTTGAGTTGGGCAATAGAAGACTCAAGGCGCTTAGCATTATTAGCAGATGACCCCAGCAGATGCAGTGTTCCTGACACTCCGGTAAGGTCTTTGCTTTCACTAGTTGCAGTCTTCTCAGCGTTTTGTTCACGATTGTTAACAGAGGTAGTCTTCATTTCAACCAACCAAGTTCAATTGCCTTATCTAGGGCTTTCTGAAGATTTCGAGCCTGTTCTGCAGATTCAATAATAACAAAGTCTCCGCAGTCTCGTACCTCAACACAGTTGTTGTAGTCATCGGACTTCACGATGTGGTTAGCAATATCTTGATTTTCCCTTCCGTACTCTTCAGAAAACACTATATCGGTAATATCCGCAGAGCTGTTTTTACGAACATCATAGCTGGTCATTATGCAAACTCCTTCGGTAGAAATTTAGAAAGCTCAGGACTTTCGTGGTGTTTCAGCTTCATTACTTTCCGATCTTCAGAACGACACACTGTGTAGTATGTAGCGCCTTGGTACACAGTTTGTTCAATATAACACCGCACACCTTTCTCTTCAAGAGCTTCTTTACTCTCAGAAGCGTAAGTGTAGCTAGTGGTAAACTTCTGATTGTTGTTCTTGCACACTTCTTCAATTACAGCCTTAGTATTTACACCGAAGGCTTCAAGCAGTTGACCAAGGTATGTGTTTGTGTACCACACATCTGCCCATGCATCAATCAGTTCAAGCATATCCTCAGAGGAGGATGCCTCCTTACCTTCTAGTGCTTCTTCGTACACCAAATCCATCTGATGCTTGAGCTGCTTCCAGCATTCCCATAGATCACCTTGGGACGGAGCATTACCAGCAATCACATTAAAACGCTTCACATCTTCTTTAGACACTTCAATTTCCTTGGAATAAAACAGAGACAATATTATATCAGACTTCAATTACAGTTGTCTAGAACATTAATCTTTTCGTGAGGAGTCTTTATCCTTCACAGGAAGGGCTTAGCTAGAACCAGCTTACGATCTCTAATAAAGGGTTCAGAGTACCACAACTCATCTTTACTTACTGCGTTATTGTAGTCCGTCTTGTTATCATATCTGGTATGGGATAGCCCATCAAAAAGTCGCACAGGCTGAAACCCATGCTCCTTACGTTGCTCTTTGTATTCGTCTTTATTATCTACGCTGCCCATTTCTCAATCCTGTATTTCATACCTTCCCACTCACCTTTATGAATCAGCTCGTGAGTGGACAAGTGTTCGTAGTGACGGTGAGGGAAGTAGCAATCGACTTTCTCAGCCTCAGTGTCATTGATTGTGATGAAAAGCTCACCAACCAAGTAAGCATATTTTTGGTACGTCTTAGCTCCACCTATCACTACAAGGTTGTTGTGACGAATTAGCTGAATACTTTCTTCATACCTATCGTCTAGAACAACATTACGCCCTTTCAGCTTAGGGAGTGATTGGTATGTGTTGTAGCCACATAGTAGGGTTTTCCCATAAGTGAAGCCCTTGAACCAGAGTAAGTCTATTGGGTTGCGGACAACAAGATTATTATCCGCCCCAATAGCCCAATTGTTATCCACTGAAACAATTGCACTAATCAATTATCCATCCTTATACAGCCATTGGTGGTTTCTTTGCTTTAAATGGAGACTTATTCACCTCCAAACCCGAGACAACAATATCATTCCATTCTACAGAAAGCAAGTCTTCTAGAGACTTAATCTCTTTATTCATTTCCACTTGCCCTTGTACACCAAAATCCCGTTCAACAAACTCAGTAGCATATTCTAGCTGGCTGTTATAGAGGTGGATATGTGAGAGACACACCCGCACCTGCCCCATCTCAAATCCAAACATCTTGCACAGCATATATTGCAGAAGACGGTATTGTTGTACACTGTATGGATAACCAAACAGAGCATCCAAGCTACGATTCACCAAGCTAAGGTGCAGGTAGTCTTTACCGTCCTCCCCTGGGATTACAATCCACTGACTCCAAGCCCAGCAAGGAGTGATTGGCATCGCGTATTCTTCGACAGGGTTCCACAGGTCAACAACCATCCGTCGAGAATATTTGTCGTACTTTAGGGTTTCCAAGAGCTTAGCCAATTGGTCAACACAGGCTTCAGGAGGGACACCAGAGAATTCCCCAGCTCGTCGCCACTGCGAGCTGTAAGCGGCCCCAAGGTCACCCTCAGCGCACCACTTCATATTCCGGTTATCCAGAAACTCTCGTGTGGTGTTACCCTTCCAGAAGAATACACCTTTTTCTTCCAGCTTCTTGGTATCTGTTTTCCCACGAAGGAAGAACATAATTTCTTCGAATGCTAGACGTAGAGGACAAGAACGGGATGTGGATAGAGCGAAGTCGGTAAGTCCGTTCTCTAGTTTATTGTAGATAACGGTGGCCCCGAACAGCGCCTTGCTACCCACACCTGTTCGATCAGGGATGCTGACCCCTTTCTCTAGAACGTCCTTGACGAGTTGCACATAACCGCGTTCACCGAAATATACGTTTGCTTCGTTAAGCACTGATTACACTCCGGTTTGGTTCAAGTAGTCTTCAACATCTGCGTAGTAGGCGTGGTTGCCGGCGCAAGGGTCAACAGTGATTTCAATCACGCAATAATCCTCATCTTCCCAAGAACGCCTCACCACATAACCAGCAGTGCCTGTAGATACCCGTTCAATATCTTCTAGTAGCCAACGAACACTGTCGTGAATGCTTTTTAGCATATCATTTACAGACTTACCTTGAGCTTTCATATACGGATTGTTTTCACAAATCCACTTGGCTGCCGCAATTGGTGCGCCAACGTCAACAGAGTGTTTTACTTTGTGACGAGTCTTTTTATTTTCTGCTACCTTAAAGACTAGGTCGTGGTGGCTAGAAAGTGAACTTGAACTCCAAAACTTACCAGTTTTGGTGAAAATAGAAGACACATCCTCGTCATCAAGATTATTAGCATTGTGCGTTAAAGGGCCTTGGTCGTCACTAATACCTGTGACCTCCCAAATCTCCCCGCAACGACTCTCGTACTTACAACCAACCTCAAGAATATCAAATGGTACTTTATTCATTTGTTTCACCTTAACCTTCTCGGTGGATTTCAAAAGCAGTGTTAGCAATTTCTTGCTGCTTGAGCGGATTGATAATGTACCCAGAGCAATTCAGAAATCCAAGAAACTCTCGAAGTGCGTCTGTCCAAACAAGATTCTCAGTATCAAACTCAACTACAACTTTCTTTGCAGGGTAAGTACACTTGTCAATCGGATCGAAGTATTCAGTTGACTCTGAAATCAGGGTAATTTTATTCATTATTTTCAGCCTCATATTCTTCTAGGAGTTTGTTCAGATACCAAATGGCTTTCTTAATCTCTTGCTTAGGGCAATCTTTCTTACCAAGACGACTAATATACTTAATGGCTGTGAGTCGAAGGTGCCCTTTAAACTCTTCTTCTGTAGACACAGCCTTCATATAGTCAATGGTTTCAATCCCGTTGTGCTTGTAGTGGGACGGATTGATTGCGTCTACTGATTGGTCATCCGATCCATCACTTTCCACTAGCTTAAAGATTAGGTCGTCACTACTCTCTCTGCCCTCAACAACAGTATACCGGCCATTCTTTGCAAACCAAGCTTCTCTATTCCCCGATCTTGCCGAAAAAGGATAAGTCCCCTCTTCCGTGACTCCAATTACCTCCCAAATCTCACCACAACGACTCTCATACTTACAACCCACTTCAAGAACATCGAATGGTACTTTCTTAACAACCAGTGTTTCGTTACTCATCTCTTAATCCTCAGATGTAAGATTCCAAATCTTCTTTGCCGTAAATCTTGTTACCGCTGTCGCAGTTTAGCAGAAACTCTTGTTCTTGTTCAAGCTGTTTCAGCTTCTTCTTTAGCGACTTGATCTTGTCTTTTACAGACTCAATCTTATTGCTGGTTTCGTAAAACTCAAACTCTACATCGCGGTAGCCGTGGAATTGTACAGCTTGAAGACTGGTTCCGCAATACTTTCGTTCAATTTTGAAGAAAGAGAATGGGGCAACATCATCACGAATGATGCGAGAGCCGTTAGAAACGTGACGTGTGTTTGTAGCAACCTCAAGGGCACACATATTTATTTCACCAGACTTGCCGCTTTCGAGATCAAGACCAAGCGCAACAAGAGATTTCATTGTGGCTTTAATACGGTTTTGCATCTTCAATCCTCTGTTTACATTTCAGATAAAATTCTTCGTTAAGTTCACAACCCAGCCACTTTCTGTTTAGCTTCTTTGCAGCTACTTGTGTTGTTGCTGAGCCTGAGAACATATCAAGAACAACTTGCTTTTCGTTGGTGTGTATCTTAATCAACTCTTCAAACAAAGGCAAGCTCTTTTGTGTGGAATGCCAACGATCTTTTGCGTGGTAGATCGGGTATTCAAAAACCCCCTTGTGGTAGGAGGAATTAAATACCGGCTTACCCCCTTTCACGCACACCAAAGCATACTCTTTTGAGTTTGAAAGGTAAAGTGATTTGCTGTTGATTGGGACAGGATTGGTCTTCACCCATTCGATCATTCGGAACATCCTAAACCCGCTCTTCTCAAGCAGCTCTTTTAGCTCCTGCACCTTCCATTGGTCGTAGAACACAATAAGAGTTGCGCCACCGCTCATTACTCGGAACGCTTCCGTGAACACATCTTTAAAATAAGAGAGATCAACCGTGTCCCAGTCACCAAACTCATAACTCACCCTAAACCTATCGGTATCGTTACCCTTCACCTCACCAGAAGCAAATCCGGTAGCCCGCGAGATGGCATAAGGAGGGTCTGTGAGAACAAGATTTACAGACTTATCAGGGAGGGTTTTCAGATAGGACAACGCATCCGAATTTTCAAAATTGCTCTCAACAGACACTTTACAGCCTCTTCTACTTGGTTCAGTCAGACTAGCAGACTCACTTTCGGCTTGTTACAAAGCGCCGCGAGTCTGCTATTTTCTAATGGTGATCTGGTTCACGCACTATTTTACATTAACTAGCAAGCTGTCTCGCTTTTCTTTGGACAGAAGGTTAACACGACTACGCTTTTGCTGGCCAGTGAGTTTGTTCCGATACACTTGGTATTTACCCAATGCAGTGTAATGGAAGCCCAACTTTTCCCACTGAGACATATCGAGGATATCGTTTACATAAACATCTTCACTTGGAAGACTGTTGTCCCAAGATGCTAGGATGTAGAAAAGCTCTTCCAATGAGAGTACGTCGGCAATGTTGTAAGCTTTCATCTCATCCCACGCTTCTTTATTACCCTTCATACACTCCGTCCACAGAGTGTGACCGGGGAACTTGGAATGATCCAATTTCTTAGTCTCACACAAGTTATCGGCAAGATACTGAAGGCGGTTGCTGGTAAACTTGAAGTTACGCTTGGCAATCTCAAGAGTGTCAACCACCTTGAAAGGGCTTGGTTTAGGCAAACCATTCAGCACAAGTCGGGCATTGACCTTCTTAACATCGAAAGATTTTGCATTGTGCCCAACAACCCAATCAGCTTCGTTCAGCAGGTGCCAAATCTTAAGGACAAGGGAGTAGTCATCCTCAATGTCTTCTTGATCTCGTTGGTCAGAATAGATTACATCTTCCGAGTGCGCCCACTTTGCACAGAAGGATAGGAGGTGCCAGTCTGCTTCAATCTGATTCAAGCCTACGTTGTTATTCCAAAGACCCCAGACGTGAGAAATTATGGGACTTGTTTCAACGTCAATAAACAGAATCTTAGGCCCGTTGATATGGTCGGTAGGTTCAATTACTTTGGCTCCATCGCTCTTGATGTGATCCTTGAGGTGCTTACGCAACCAATCACTGCAAGTCGATTTAGGTACACCAAGCTCTTTGGCAATCTTGCGCCAGCTTACGCCTTGCTTTGCTTTTTCAAGTGCTTCTAGTTTCCAATTCAAACTTACTTCTCCTTATTCTACCAACTCAAATTGATCTGCATAACCGACTCGCTCAATAAGCTCAGCGACTAGCTTGTTCATATCTTCTCTCGGAATTCCACCGATCTCCTCAAGAGAAATGAGGTTATGCTCTTTAACAAACCTTCGTGTAATAGCAGCGCAATACGCACATCGCCAGTAATCAAGCTCCACTTTCGGACGCTTAGCTTTCCTTTGTCTAGACAATGCAATTGCTCCAAATTAGGACATTAGCGGCAAGATGTGGGATTTGTAGGAGGGTTAGCTGTTGTAGGAAGATGACAGCACAAGCCATCATCTTGTCGTTCTGCTGTTTTAGGGCAGCACCCCATTCAATCTCATTCAATGCTTTCTCCTTTGCTCATTAGTACTTCAATGGCCTGTTGCCTTCGCTGCTTAGCGTTCTTTCCGATTACGTCATCAGTATACCCATTTCCAATAAGGAAGGGAACAAGAGATTTGTCCTTTTCCATAGCAATCACCTTCTTCTCAACCAGAGCTTCCTCGAAAGAGATGCCCTTCCTTTCACTGTGAGACTTAGCTTTGTGTGCGTCTTTACCAACCAGCATAAGGTCATCCTCTGTCACAAGGGCAATTGCCTCAATGAATGGACGGACATCTTCTAGGGAGAGCAGGCTGTTGTTACCAACCTTATGATCCACATCAAGCTGGTTCAAAGGCAGCACTTCTCCTGTTAGTCCACACACACCTCCCCATATTTCCTTCGCCTTGCCATTCGGATTTGGGTTAGGGATACGGATTCTATTCTTCTTGATGAACTCAAGTTTCTGTGGGGAACGGTTCCACAGTGAACGACGAATACCTCCACGAAGCCAGCTCAACACAGCAGCGCGAGTCTTCCAGATGTGGGGGTACTTTTCAACCAGAATATCAATCTTATCTTTTTCTACAACCTCAGTCATTCACCACCACTCCCACACGCTCAAGCTCGTAGTTGATATCAAACGGTTGTTTGTAGTGGCGAGTGATCCACACAAGCTTTCCGGTGAAGTCCATCATTCTCTTCCACTCATCCTTGTAAGCCATCTTGTACACTTGCACAAGTCGATCAAGAATATCCTTCTCTGTTTCTAGTCCTTCGAGAATCTTCTTAGCACTAGCATCGCCAATGCTCTTAGTCTTGACCCCAAACGCATCCTTCATCTCAGGTGTAACCACTTCAACGCCACGGATGTTGTCTGTAGACCTGTCACCAATAAGCATCTGCTTAGCAAAGCACTTATAACCAGACAACGCATCTTGCCACTTCACCCCCTCTTCTGGCTTGTTGTAGTTGAAGCTTACCGTGGGTACCATAAGAAGGTCTTTATCAACAAAGCACAACACCTTACCGCCTGCTGCCTTATCCTTAGCTTCTATGCATTTAAGATAGGCTTCGTAAGCTTCTGCTGCAGCGTGGTCTTCTGCTTCATATCCGTCGCAGACTACAATCTTGTCAGACCACTTCTTTACAGCGTACTCGTACACATCTTTGAAAGCAAGTGGTTTAGCTGCTCGGTTTGCTTTGTATTCAGGGTAGATATCTCTACGGAAATTCCCCTTACCACCAACAAAGAGTTTAACATCTTTGCACCAATGTTGTGCAAGAATGCTCTCCACCTTGTTCTTCATAATTTGAATTGCGTGGCCCACTGGCTCAACAAGCTTCGGCGTACATTCCCAAGTGAATTGATCTTCTGTCCACTTCTCGTTGTCTTTAAGCCAAGCACGGAATGCTGTGATGTTGTCGTATTCTTTCTTTCTGCCAGAGGCAGTGTGAGTGACAGTGATGTAGTTTCGTTGAATGCTTGCAGCACTGGATACGATTGGCGTGTCGAAATCTACTAAAGCAATGTGAGATTTGTTTTTCAAATTCACTTCCACTTAATTCCTCCCAAAAGAAAGCCCCACACATCCGACAGGATTACCCGTAAGAGTGCAGGGCTATAAAATGCGCTACTAGGCTTTAATCATTAAAACGTAGAATTCGTTTCTCCAAAACTTCAAGATAGTCGCACATATGTGTTAGCTGGTCTTCCAGAAGATGCTGATCTTGTTTATCAAGACTCGCATAAACCTTGTTGCTAGGATCAATAAAGCTGGTCAACTTAGAGACTTTATCGCTAAGCTCATCTCTTTCAGAGATCACTCGTTGTTGATGTGGTTGCATTAGTCTTACTCGCTCAGTTAGTGTCTGTTATTCAGCGTTACCGGAAAGCTCTTGATACTTCTTAACCACTGCACTACTTTCTTCACTGAAGTCGTGGAACTTAGCTTTCACTTCGAGCTGTGCAGCTTTATCAATCACCTTTACATCGGCTTTGTCGATACCGCCAGGATTATGATCCTTGTGGTAGGTTGCATCTGCTTTCAGTTGCTTCAGGTCAAGGGTGAGAGTTTCAATCTCAGTGCGCAGGGTGACGATGCGGTTGAAGAGTTGCTGTTCAGTGATGGTGTTGGACATTAGTTAGTTTCCTTTTCAGTTTTGTTGAGGTGGTCGTTGATAAGCTTTGCAAGAGCAATCAAGTTGTCTTCTGTCAGAGAATTGAAGCTTGCAGTGATAGACGGGTATCCGAAGAACGAAGCACTCATACTTAGAGTGTGATAACCGTCGTCTTCTACAAGTTTAAAGTAAACCCCACCGTTGTCAATGTGTTCGTAGTGGTCTGTGATAATCTGATTATTTGACATTCTTAATTTCACCTACTTCTTATTATAGAATAGACCAAATGTTACAAGGAACAGGATCAGAACAACCACAATAGCAACAGGAACCCAGAATGGGGAAAGCACAGCCCCCCAAGACCAGTTAGCCACTGCACCAATACCCGCCAGTTTAAGTGTAACAAAGATTAGACCCAGCAGATTGAGAAGACCAATGGAGCCACTGCCCTTACTAAACTTCCACGTTTGCTCACTCATCATCTTTCTCCATAAACTTGTAACTCACTCTCTTGTTCAGGTCAGTTTGAATGGCTGCTGCTTGACTAGTATTATTACCAATTTCACACTTAAAAGCTAGATCGTCTTTAGCCTGACCCTGGGTATAGTTTTGACAGCTCTCGTCTTTAAACATAATTTCACCGTACATAAAGGCTTCCTCGTCTTGTGTTTGGAAGGGAGGGCGTCAATGTAGACGCCCTTGGATGTTTTATCTACTTAGAACGGTGCGTCATCAAACTCTTCTTCGGCAACCTTTGCCGATTGCTTCACAGCAACTTGTTGAGGCTGAACCTGACCATGACTTTCTTCCGCATCAGCCTTTACAGCATCTTCAGCTTTCTTGATTTGGTAGCTTACACCAAATACATCATCTTCCACAACACCGCCGTTACCACCTTTCTGCTCGTAAGCAACGTGTTCAACCACTTGAACAGTGTCCAGGGTGACAGTGAGCTGACCATCTTGGTTGCGGTAGCCGAACAGCTTCAGGGTGCAGATGCTACCATTACCAATGTTCTCAGTGAAGGCTTTACCTTCGGTATCAATGACGTTCACAGCCATCTTCTTACCAGCTTTACTGAACTCCGGCTTAGCTACACTAAAGCCAAACATACCATCAACAATGTCGTAATTGATCTTACCCTCTTCTACTTGAGAAGACAGAGGATACTTAATGCGACGAGGCGGCTTGCTGGTTTTATCCTTGCCCACTTGAGCAAAGGTTTTGTTGAGCATCACTTCATCGAGCAGCTTGTCTTTGGTAGCCTCGTCAACGAAAGCGGTGAGGCTGTATTCACGATCTTGGGACTGGTACTTGGTCTTGGGTTCGTGAACTACAGGATAGAATACAGGGACGTTCTTCAGGTAGAGGTTAACAGTGTCGAGAGTGCCTTTCTTAGGAAGGTCTTTAACGATGATGGAGATGGCTCGGGCTTGATTGGTCATTTTGTTTCCTTAAGATTGTCTGCTATTAGTTTGTTGCAATGAGATTGTCGGATAAGAATTGGTGTATAGCTAGTGCATTTGAGCCTCTTCATTCAGATGGTGGGTGGTTAGTTGACAACAGCAAGGACAGCGCCCTTAACAACGATATTTCCGTCCTCCTTAAACATCTTGCGCATTGTATCTTGTTTTGAAAGTAGAAGCAACAAGTCTTTTTGAGAAATTTCTAGCTCTGTGATGCGCAGCCTTCCGCCATCTTCTTTGCAGAAGAGGCGATAGCGTTTCTTTAGGGTGTTTGTGTTCTTCAATTCTATCCAGTCCTTTTGTCTTTGTGGGAATTATTATAGCAGGCCCGTGAAGAGCCTGCAAGCTATTTATTTTGGTGTTCAGTGACTACCAACAAGAGTGAGGATGTGACCCACTGTGGTGGATAGTTCCACGCAACGCAGTTTACGCCCTTCTCGTGACAGTACAAGAGAAATTGTTTTTATTTTCTAGGGTGGTTTCTGATGAAACACATGAAGTCAGTGTAGTCGAGGGATTTCCTTTTAGCGTTGGTGATGGTAGCAGCCTTCAGAGAAGGCTGCAAGGGCTATTAGTGAACTTCTTTCCATGATTTTCCAAACTTACCTTCACCGGCAAGTGGGACTTTGAGCTTCAAATGCTGTCCAGCACGCTCAATCGCTTTCTCGATCATCTTTGCAATTTCTGGTGCAATTGCTTCATCGCATTCAAATTCTACCTCATCGTGCACGTAGGCAATGCGTCGAACAACGTGCCCCTTATACTCATAAAAGGGTTTACGATCCCACCAAGCCACGCATCCATGAAGCAGCCTGCATAGTCCATGACTATACCACCACATGACTGGAAGATAGTGTTTAGAAGCGCAGACTTCTTGCGTGTGCACAACATCCGCCCATCAATTGCCGGAAGGTATTTTTCACGTCCAACGCTTTTCCAATACTTCTCTAGGTTATCACGGAGCTGTTTTGTAGCTATGTTGGCATCCCAAAAAGCATCAAGCTTTTCTTGACCCATTTTCTCTGGCAAACCAAGGGTTGATGCCACTTTAGGCCCACCACCACCGTACATAATGCAGTAATAGCCGTTCTTACTCTTGTCGCGGTATGGCTTCCACAAAGGATCATCTTTATTAAAATCCTCCGATTTGATATCAAAACTTTTTACTTCGTCAATGTGTCCGTAAAATGCACATACGTTTTTACTGTGGACATCACCATTCAGTAGCTCATCAGCAGTTTCACCATTGTCATACTTATAGCAGTAGTGCCCTTGTACCCTTCCTTCAAGCGCAGCAGCGTCCCCAGCCGCAATCAACATGCCTTCTTCAGCAATCCACAGAGAACGGAACTCCTTTCCAAGCAAAACCTTGTCAGATGCCTTCGGGACGTTCACTACAACTTTATGCTTTTGCCTGTGCGTCGCTGCAATTCCAGTTCGGCCTGCGCCAATTCGACCATCCATCTTCAAGCGCGGGTTATTTAGCCACCCCTCTAGTACTGATAAGCGATTTCGTAGACTTAACCACTTCACCACTTGCTTTACAATATCAGCTTCCATTCTTAACAGATTAGGACAAATCTTCCCTGCTTCTTGAATCTTCGGACTTGTGGGTATCAACTTACGTGTCTTTGGATCACGCATCGGCTTTCCATCAGGGCCGCGTCGATAATTGAACAATGTTGGCTTCCAATTGTTCTGTAGGAACCAATCCTTCATCTGGTCTTGGTTAGCCATCTCCATCGGGAGCTTCACATCTAGCTGTTGTCCGCCAATAACAGGGTATTCTTTTCCATAAAAAATCCACTTGCCATTATCAACTTGAACACCGTTGTGTCTCTCAATCCACTTTTCCATTACTGTTGAGAGTGATCCATCCTTCTTAAAGGGACGAGCAGGCATAGTATATTCTTTCTGCTCTCCCTTCTTAAGTTCACGAGGAGGGAGTTTTGGCTCCACTTCTGCGCGGATTTCCTCCATCATTTGCTGAATACGGATTTTAAGGCTTTGAGCACCCTCAATATCAAATTTAAATCCGGTCAATTCCTGACATGACATTAGGTAAAAAGATTTCTGCCCACAACGGAAAGCATCTGTGATTTCAAAGTCTTTCTTATAAACTTCCTTCCACTCTTGCTTCAAATAGTTTAGAACTTTTGCGTTAACAGAGACGTCACGCTCACAGTATACATCCATCTCAGGATGCCATTTCTCAAACTCGGCACCATCGGGCGCATTCTTATCAAGCTCCCCAAGCTCAATCAGTCTTTGCCTATAGTCAATTTTCTCCAAACCGAGAAGCTGGCCGAAGTACTCAATACTGTGACCTTGACGATCCGGATTCAGAAACATGCTTAAATACAGCGTGTCAATAAACTGAACTGGTCGCCCGCAAATGGTGTCCTTTCCGACAGTGAAGTTGATGTCCAGCAAGTTCTGAAGAACAAAGCTATCAAATCCGAGCCAAAAGTGGCCTACCACAAAGGGCTTTTCAGATGTGAAGATGAAGTTAAGAAGTTTCTGCTTAGCATGAACATCGGTGAATGGGTTAACTTTAATCTTTTCCCCGGTTGTTACATTCTCACCGCAAACTGTCCACACCTGTGTTGATTCAAAAATAAACCCATTACTTTCAATATCGAGAACAATTTCGTGGTGCATTACAGCCTCCGTTTTAAGTGGTTGAATTCTTTCATAAAATGGGGGAGGCTGTCAAGCCTCCTATTGCACACAAGTCCTATCAAATTCATATGCGTAAAGTAGGTTGGTTATGCGGTCATCTACAATACCTTCCCATTTCTTTGCAAGCTCTCTTGCAGCCCTTTCTTTGGCATCTGCGTAAACAAAGAATGCTTCTTCTGGTGTGTCATAAAATCCAAGATACTCACGAATGCCATTCACAGTGCATCGAGCAATATATCCAGTCTTATAGGTTGCCCGTTTGCCTCCAATTTCATTAACACCAAAGTAGCCAGTGTTGCCAATATCCTTCTTAGTGAAGAACACATTAACTTCATTAGGAGCAAAGCAACATGTATTTGGACTATAGAGCTTGTTTCCGCTTACTAGGATATCTTTATCTAGGTGCCAAAGTCGTCCATTGTTTTCAACGCCATCGTGGTTCTTTTGAAGAATCGCCCACTCACCAAAGTTTTGGAAGTTATGCCACTCTGGACATACTTCAGCGTCTTCGTATCGTGGAACGTCCCTTACCCCCGGAAGTGCCCTTTCGAGCACATGCCTCCAGTGACGGTGCAAATGGGTTGGCAGACGAATCTGCCCTTCGGTTAGACGCTTCTCTCCGGGTACAAATCTCCCGTAACCTAAATAACCTACTCCAAACACACTTGGTTTGTTGAGGTACTTAATCATACCTCGTGAAATATTGCCTGCCGCTGTCACCTCCTCTGTCCCACAATCAAGCCAACGAATGGTTACGTTGTTTGCGTTTTCATAGGCAATAACTTCTAGACTATAGCCTTCGTTATTCTTCATAACGTCACCAACTTTAGCCCTTTTGCTTCCAATTTTAAACACCATAAATTAGAAATCAACTCCTTCTGGTAGCGCTTGCGGATTCTCTGCGAGATAATCATCGAGATCGTGCAGTGTGTGAGTTTCGTTGCAGTAGTAGAACTTACCAGCAACCGGAGAAGTTCTGCCCGTCCACCGGCACTTGGTCATTTTCATAGTAGTCACGTTGCGGCTAAACTCATCCTCCGCCTCTTTATTACGGGTGAATAGGAGGTTACAAGCACTGCTCTTAAAAATACTACTATGTCCCATGAAGTCTTCCTCGTGAATGTCTGCACCAGCAGAGTTGGCTTTTGCCCCGCTGCCACTTTTACGGAGGTGATTTACAAGTACAAAGGTGACACCATGACTTTTCATCATCCCTTTGATCCAACTCATAAAGCCGGACTGTGCATCGAGGGGTTGTGCATCCAGCAAATCCTGTAGTGGATCAAGGATAACTACTCGGCAATCACAAGCAATCACAAGCTCCATAATAAGCTCCTTCATGCCCTCAAGACTGCCGTTCCGTTCCTCAATTAAGTGGAAGCGAGGACTGCCGTCAGGGTGTTTGAACAGCTCATCAGCCTTAGTTGCAATTTCATCAGAGTTTAGGAAATCCCGTTTATAGTCGGGGTCATCAATTAGGTCAATCTTCTTCTTAATGTGTCGAGAAAGAAGCTTAGTGCCATACTGAGCACAGTCCGACTCCAGAGAGACAACGCCAACCCGATGTGGGCTGTTGAAGATCATGAAGTAGGTTAGTTCTTCTACATAGGTACTCTTGCCTTGGCCCGAGGCTGAACCGAGGCAGAGAGTGACTCCAAGCGGAATTCCCCCTGCCATCAACCCTTGGAGTTTGTGCATAAACGGTGGGAGGGGGATTTTAGGTACTTCCGCTGCCTCCTTAATCTTATCTAGTAGTTGGTCACTAGCAACAATGCCATCCGGTGTGTAGGAGCTTGCCCGAAAAAATGCGTTGATAAACTCCTTTTGCTTACCAGCCTTCAGCATTTCATTGCTGTCCTTCATTGGAAGGCTCATAACAAATACTTTGTTCTTTGGCAGTACTTTAACAATCTTATCAAGTGCTGCTTTACCGGGAGCGTCTTGGTCTGGGATCACCACAATACGCTCAAACCGATTGAACCACTCATAGTGCGACTGGAATTGTTTTACCCCACTCTCACCAACAGTACTGCTTACAACAGGAATCGGTTCATACTCACCGCCACGGCTGTCGTTGTAGGATTTAAGCATTTGGAAAGTGGACAGCATGTCGATCTCTCCGGCTGCAATGACAACATACTTGCCACTTGAATTCTTGAACCGGAACCAACCGAACAAGTCGCAGTCCTTACCAGTCTCCCCAATAGCAGCAAAACCTTTCGGATTGGCAATGCGCTTCTTATAGCCTGTCAAGCTTCCACTGGAAGTAACGGGGTAATACTGAGCTACAACGGAGCCGTCCTCTTCACTGTACTCGTGACGAACCCCAAAGTAAGAACAAACTTCCTTACTCAGTCCACGATAACCCTTCGGATCAACGCCAGTAATGCCTTTCAGCTTCTCATGCACTGCTTCATCAAAATGACTGCCCACTAGCTCAATCTCCTCTTCAATTTGTTGTTCACTGTTTTCTTCTAGCCATTGCTGGCTTGGGATAACCATATCACAGGCAAAGCACTTCGCCCCACGATGCTTTCCGCTCTCATCTAAGCCATAACGGTGCAGGTTATTCTTAGACGCATCGCCACCTTTAGACGCGCAGCGAGGACACTGCACTTTGCCTTCCACCGACAGATCAATCTCCGCCCCATAACGCTTCACAATAAAACTACTGCCTACCGCACCACTATCAGCCGCCACCCTATTCTCCATCCTTAATCATTTCAAACCCGACTTTAAGGGCTTCAATAAATCCAGAATATTCCCGCTTCATCGACAGAACGAAAGTCTCTGCTGCGTCAACCAAAGCAATCGTAACAGGAACAAATATCCCCATAACAAGGATAAGCAGAACAGCTCCTAGTGCTTTAATTCGATTGTACCAAGCGGCGTATGTACTGATATTACCCATTAATGACCTCGCCAAATGATGCCCACTCCGAGTTGGTGAACCACAGCAGTCGATTCTTTTCAGTTAAAACAAAGAAATCTTCTCCAGACCAGTCGATATCTTTCTCGCTCCAGTTCGAGGTCAACCCTGCACTTTCTTTCCTGAACAGAACCTTGTAGTTTGTTTCAAGTGTGGCATTCAGGATATCTATGGCCACATCATCCCGTCTATATCTGCCGCAGGAGAAGGTAATGCTATCAAGGCCGATTAGTTTAGAAAAGTCTTTTATATCCTTAACATTCATCACTCAAGACTCCAAGAATCGCCACAATAGCTAGAAACAATGTGTTTACCCTTATCTCGTACATAAGGGATTTTACTCTGTTTTATGTAATCCTTCAATGATCCATTAAACCGTCGGATGATGTTCGTTCCGTAATAGCTAGGACTAGACCAAACGAAATTACCGAACTCCGTCTCAATAAAGAAATTCTGACCAAAGTCCCAAGAAAAATGACCGATGGTGGACGATAGCTGTTCTTTTGTTAGTCTATTCATTTTCTTCCTCAGATATTACATTTAAGGATATTTTTGATCCTGTAGAAAAACTTATCGCCGTATTTTTCTTTACATCGAGCAATAACACTGTCATAGATATCGCTGGAGCTTGCTCCGACGCCATAAGAAATTGCAAGCTGTATGTAGTTGTACTCTGCATTTGAGCCACGTTCGTACACAACAACGTCAACAATAGCTTCGATAGTGTTGTTACCAATAGTGTTCATTTTCTTCCTCAGATATTCCACTTGAGTATATTTTTGATTCTGTAGAAAAACTTATCACCATGAGCCTGTTTACAATGCTCAATAACATTATCAAAAATATCCTTCGACTTTGCCTCGATCCCGTATGAAATCGAAATCTGTATGTGGCCGTGCTCTACATTTGAACCACGTTCGTACACAACAACGTCAACAATAGCTTCGATGGTGTTAGGGCTCATAGAATTGCTCCTGCTTAATCTGCTCTAGCGCCTCACTATACACTTCATCACCAAACACAGCAAGGAAACACTCCTTCTCAGATGTATCCAATTCTTTCCCGTCAATTGAAATGCGCATCACATCATACTCCAGAATCTCAGGATAACCAAGATAACCCCAATCGCTATCTGAATTAAAGCTGTAAGACCCTTCTTCTGCTGGTGTGTAGGTTACGTTCTCCAGCTCTACAGCGTGACCTTGTACTTGAATAATCACCTCGTTTCATCCTCTTTCGAATAGTCGAAAATAGCGAGTAGCACAATCAACACAGTTATAGAAAACCCAGCAATAATTGCGATCATTCTTTCCACACTCCTCGCTCAACACAAACATCCACTTTACGCATAATCTTCAAAGCAGGATCGTACACGCTACGCTCTTCGTATGCAAGGCACGAGCCGGTGTTGTTAGAATCTATGCTCGCTTGAATCACAAAACCAAACCCAAGAACTACCAGCATCACTCCGCTGAGCATCCATGCGTACGGGTGGCTCGACCTAATGGCTCTATCGAAGCAGAAGACCACTGAAGCAAACCAAGCCACAATTACAGCCGCAATAATAAAACCTTCCATCTTGCTCACCCCAAAATTGTCAATCATTAGTCAAAAGGTATCAGCATATACCCAGGTTGGCAATTTGGAACCAGCTCTTTTCCGTCTGGCGCGTTTATCGTAACACTAACCCTGAAATACCTACCCGAGCTTTCCCAATATTCTGATACATCGACGTTCACAGAACACTCGATCAGGTACTCTTCAATAGCCTTTCTAACGAAATCTTCCATTTTGCCTACCGACCCTCTTCATCTTCAATAATGGCATCAGTGCAAGCCTTAAACCACTTATCCGCATATTCCGTAGCTACACGCTCTTGCAGTTCTTCGCTGAAGTATTTATGTTGTTTGTGTGCCCCATCAAGAACTGCCTTCAAACCAGAGTAGGTATCCTGTTCAAACTTTGAATCGTGCAGAGCAGCAAGCGCCTTAGAGTAGGGGACGCCCATCTGAGCGCCTTTTGCGGCGGATTTAGCATATTTTTCAATTAGCCCACAATGCCGGATATCAGCTTCAGTGAGAATGTACCCTTGCTTCTCTGCTGCCACAGCATTGGTGTGCAGGGCAGATGCAACAATGGCTGCAATGCCAAGTTTAACGATGTTCTTAGTGTTCATTTCTCTTCTCCAAATTCTTTCAGAATGTCTTCCCAAACCACTTGCATTCCTTTTGACTTTCAGTATTCAAAGACTGAATTAACTTAAGAAAGAGTGATCTCATATACATAAACATCCCCCAGCCGAGCAGAGCCTTCTAGCAATTTTAACTCAGACACTACAAAACCCCTGTCCTGCATTTCCTCTACGAACTTCTGGTCTGACCACGCTTTAACTTGCAAAGCCACTTGGGCAACTTGCATCGGAAGCGCAGGGTATTTTTAAAGTGACTGACAACATCACGTTCAATCCACTCATCCAGCCCTTTGCAGGTTTTACGAGCACTTTTGACCAAATCAAGAACCATTTCTGCAGTAAACATTCTCTTCTCCTTTGACGCAATAGCGTCTGCGTTGTTTATGGGGCCAATGTACAGCTCGCCAACCCTTCTGTCAACACCTATTTTCACGACAAACGGCTCACCCTCTTTCTTGACCATCCGGCAGTACGTCCTACACTCAGGGTAAGGAGGGTGCTCACCCTCCTCTCAGGCAGGAGACACAGAAATGAGCAGCATCATCGTGTTCTGAGGCTCTGCGCTCAACAATTTGCCCCAAGCGGAAACCATGTCCCGTCTGGCGCGCCTTCACTTTCACCTTAGTGCCGTCTTTCATAAATACCTCTGTAATTGTGTTGCTGTTTGTGGAAATACTTTACCTGCTAGAGAAACCCTTGTCAACAACTAGATTGACTCAATCTAGACTATGAATCATTTGCAACTTTGGGCAGGTACATCCAGTGAGAAGGCTCGTCATTCAGACTCTCACCGTCAAACAAGTAGTGGCCCATTTCACCGTCTGCGCGGATGAAGAGAACACCATCTTCTATGTGCTTGGTCTTCTCCCAATACAGAAGAATCTCTTCGTTCAACGGAGTGAAAAATCCGATCTTTTGAAACTGGTTCATAAAGCTTCCTCTTCTTTGTGTGGCCATTTGAGCTATTTCCTAAACAGAACAAACGAAGGGAAATGCTTAAATTCGGCACAGATGAAGTCATCTTTGATATTGTCATTTAGGTACACTTTTGCAGATTCCTCTGTTGTAAATATTAACTTCCCCGTACACGGACCTGTCAAAAACCTACATTGCTCATAGTCGATCTCATCGAATTCCTGCATACACACGACAGTGAATAGGTTGTCGCGAGTAAGGTAAATTCGGTAATAAACTTCGTTCATTTTATTTATCCCAGTGTCCTGCTGCGTGTGGTGTTTTACTGTTTACAGGGCAATCTTAGCTTTTTAGTAAGCAACTGTCAATAGTAAATTCTACCCACCTTTGTTACGGGAATTTAGCCACCTAAAACCCTTTTCTCATCAAAGGTGTACGATGGTGTTGCGAAACAAACCTTAGCTGTTTCGCCATCAAAACACAAGCAATATCTCATCTTCTTACGGGTAAAGAAAGCTGTTGACAACGACAGAACACTTGTGTATATTGCTTCCCAAGGAGAGAAGCTAACCCTTCCTCCCAAGAGCTTTGAAAGAAGCTCAGGCAGAAGATTTGTCGGTAACTATGAACGCTTGGTCTTCTGTTGATGTGTGTAAAAGGAATGGTACTAGACACAACCGTAGCTCGAAATCTGAAATCGGTGTACTGGCTCCCGTAGGTGGGAGAATGACAGATTGTGGTGGCAAACCTACTTGATCCACTGCCCAGCATAGACAATGCTCCCGTGTTGTCTATGGGCCAACAACATTTGGTCATCTAACCTCGTCTGAATTGGGATGGCGTCTGTGACGCTTCCACGGGAGAGGAAGATCGGAAATGAGCCTAAGACATCTCCAAGCAGAGCAGGCCGCAGGGTTTGCAAAGGTAAGGGCAGTAGAAGCCCTCTTCCTTCATCTGTATGAGATGTCTTAGGGTAGCTCTTTCCAGATTTTCCTGAACTGATTGGGATGGATAGAAATATTATCTATATCTGTTTACATCCTTTCAGCAGTTGTGTATCTTATGTGGTGTTGCTCACTTAAACATCTTGGTGATGTAGTGAATGTACCATCTGAGGAGTAAGATATAAATGAGTCATCTTAAGTTTGAAGTTGTTAAGCTTTACTACGGAGGCATCTACATTGGCTACTGCACGAAACCTGATCCAGATGTTGAGCCGAACTACCTTGAAGGTTGGACGGAGGAGTATGCAATCAAGGTGGCAGATGGCGATGCTGTCAGTTACTTCCAACTTGGCAGTCACCATAACAGCCTTATGGTTACTGACGTAGACTGAGGTGTGTTTATGTGCTAAAGACTTGCGTTATAAAATTAACGCAATGTGGAACTAACTACCGACGGTAGTGTAATTAGAGCCGTGTCATAAATCCTTAAGTTGTGTGGAGAAGATAGAAATGAATCGTCCTAAGTTTCAAGTTGGTGAGGAAGTGATTTTGCAAAGTATTCGCCATAGTGAGTATAACGGAGAATATGTTATTGAGGGTATAACTAAAGGCGGATATATCTATAAAGGAGTTGAAGTCGAGACATTTAAAGACTGCTGGCACTATGATCTAGGATTTATAACCAAAGGTTATAAAATTTACTCAGTGTGGGCGGAATCGTCGCTACGAAAGAAACACAAACCTGCTGAAATGTCTTTCTCAGCCTTGATGCAGTCGTTGACAAGCCCTGTTGGTGTGCAATAGAATAGCCACAGAACACTCAACGAGTCAAAACTAACCACAGGTTACCTGCAAGATGAACCTCCTCAGTAAATTCAAGATCACCAAAGAAAACATCCTCTCTGACATTGGCAGTATGAAAGGCAGTATGCTTGTAGGTAATAAGTGGCGCGGTGTGGTGCCGGATGAAAAGCTGATCCAAGACATTACAGAAGAAGGGATTGCTCTTGGTTGGATTGCGCCTAAATTGGCGACAGAAGACAGTAGTAGCTTCCCTCAAGCTGTAAATGATGATGCTCAGCTTGCAAGCCTATATCTGCACAAACTAAACAATGCTAAGGAGCGCGGGATTGAGTTTTCTTTGACGCTTAGTGATATGAAGCGTATTGTGCATCGTAAGACGTGCTATTACAGTGGTCAGAAACTCATTCGTGAGAACAACCACAAGAATCGCCCTACATTTTATCGTAAAGATAATACGAAAGGGTATACAAAAGAAAATACTGTTGTGTGCTGCCATTGGGTGAATCAGATGAAGAATGATTTGTTTGAAAGTCCTTGCGGGTATCAGACAGATGTTGGTACGCTGATTAAAATATTGGGTAAGATTGAAAACTAGACAGAAAAATCAACAACCCTGTCTCTCCCTAGAGGCTTGACGGATTCTGGGGATTTTTGTACCCTAGCTACAAGAAATTCTGGAAAATTCTAGACAAGTCCCAGCAAATTTCCAGAAAAATTCTGAAGAAATTGCTAGACAACCTGGGAAAAATCCTTGAAAATTCACATCAAGAACACAAAACGGCTTCAAAACACCCTGAGGAATTTCTTGTGAACATCTTCATCACCGACAAGTGCCCCACTAAGAGTGCAGCCAATCTACCCACTATCCTCGTGAATAAAATGTTGCAGGAAGCGATTCAACTTCTGTCTGCTGCTCACTTTGTTCTTGATGGGATTCAACGCGGCACCAAGCCCTCGCACATCAACCATCCGTCAAGCGTCTGGTGCCGAGAAACATCGTCCAACTACATTTGGGTGCTGGAACACGCTGTGGCTCTTATGGAAGAGTGGAAGAAACGCACTGGAAAGGTGCATGGATATATCACCTATCTTGAACAAGTGATGAATCTCCCTCAGAATATCAAGGATGGAAATCTGACCAGCTTTGTCATTGCTGCTCCCGATGAGTTTAAGCAGATTGCAGTCTTTGGTAGTGTAGAGGATGCCTACAAAGCCTATCTAAATGCTAAATGGAAGAACTGGGCTACTCGCTCAGACAAACGTAAAATCTTTGTCCACTGGAATGGTGAGAATGCTCCAGATTGGGTGTGCAAGAAGTTGCTTATGCTGTGCAAGCAATCTTTGCTGAAATGAATCCAGAATGATCGTAAACTATGTGTTCGTAAACGCTATATGAGCAAGTTAATTTCCTACGCAATACAAAAAGCCTGTGAAACACCCTACAAGAAAGGTCAACAAAGGCACTACGCTGTAATCACCGGTAAGCGTGGAAGAATTTTAGCAGAAGGTGGAAATTCCTACATAAAAACATCTCCTAAGATGAAAAGAGCTGGAGAGCGTGTTGGTCTTCCTGATAAGGTGTTCTGGCACGCTGAATGTAAGGCTATTTACAGCTTGAAAGATGGAGCGAAAGCGTATAAGATTGTGGTTGTAAGGGTGGATAGCGAAGGAAATCCCGTACACTCAGCTCCTTGTCCTTTGTGCCAAGCTTTGATTAAAGAGGCTGGGATAAAGGTCGTTGAATACACTGTGTAAATGGCTGAGTATTATCCAGAAAATAGATAACCTAAAATTGGTGAGACTCTTCCAGAAAATGCCTAATGAAAAATGCTGAATCCTTTCCAGAAAATTCGTAATTCAAAAATGGGGTATCATAGTGTGTATCATAAAATGGGTGAGAGCGTTTCAGAAATCGGCTAATTGAAAAATGGCTGAGGATGTCCCAGATTTTCCCTAATCAATAACAGAATGCCAGGGGTGACCTACACAAGAATACCTATTGACAAGCAACCAAAACTGCGGTATTCGCGCGCATATGTTCATTCATAGGGAATGCTGATTTATCGAAAGCGTATAAGGACTTAGCTCTTTATGCGCTTTTGGTCTTTGACTCATTTTCTTAGCTGCGTATACTGAACACACCAAAGCAAACAACGCAGCACAAGCTGCAAAAGGAGCTAAAGGTGAACGCACAACAACAAGCTTTCGCACTAGCATGGACACACGCAAAAGCAGGAAAGCGTGTTAGTCTAAGCAAAGAACAAGGTAACTGGATTGTAAAAATTCTGAAAACAAAGGCTTGACAGCAACAAATAAACAACCAATAATCACCTCAACAAATCAGCAAGCGCAGGAGTTTTTAAGATGATCCACAAAGCAATCGTAAAGTCAAAAGATGCTAGAAAGGTTGCAAAAATCCGTTACGATCACGAGTGGGAAGAGTACCAAGTTGAGTTGTGGATTGAAGGAACCCATATTGCAGAGGCTGATTGCTTTGCATACGACTTTGAAGATGCAAAGTCTACAGCACAGGACATGGTCAGCAGCTAAGTTAAACACTACTATCAAGCTACCCCCACACAACACAAAGGATCATCAAAATGGCTCTCAAAATCACCGCCGCCGCAGACTACGTTGTACAGCTCGCCGTTGACTACGGTCGCCTTGATAACTTCGGCGCTAAGGGCTGGCGCTTGCTTGCTGAAGCAATGGAAAATCTTTCCGACGACATCGGTGAAGATATTGAGGTGGACATCGTCGGCTGGTGCTGTGAGTATAGCCACGCCATTAGCTCCGGCGCCGCCTTCGAGGAGCTGCAGCATTACTCCGAATGGAATATCCATCAATCCGATTGGGAAGAAATGGACGATGACGAAAAGCTGGAAGCTGTAAAAGAGTTCTTGCAAGAACATGCCGCTGTGATGGTATTCGAGGATGACTGCATTATCTGGGCGAATTTCTAAGGCTTAGGACAAACGGAGGTCAAAATAAAAACTTATACTGTAATTTATCTTGAAAGCTTTAGCTTTATGTGTGGCTCGCACAGAAACACCATGACCCAGATGGTATACGTTAATCTGGGGAACGGGGAGCCCCTTGGTGACAAGCTGAAACAGATGGGGATATATATACTGATGTCGTATATTGCTTTGAGGGTGAGATAAAACCCATAATTGATTACCACTGATGTTTCAATCATAGGCGCTTGGCTTGCACTAGCAGGCGCTTAGAATGGAAACATTTACTCAATCAACGCAAGACAAAGGAGTAACACAATGTACCCTCACGAAATTCTAGCCACTATCACCGCCTGCCTCATCGTTTACACCTTCGCAGCAGAATGCCTTAAGCGTACAGGGGGGAAGCAATGAAAAAACAAGGTATCTGGTTGTGATGCTAAAAAGCCCCCTTAATTGGGGGGCTTTTCGTTTCCGTCCTCGATGTTCCACGCGGGACATCCATAATCCTCTAGAACAAGCAAAGCCCATCGGATGATGGGCTTTTTCCGTTTATATACCCTATAGGACAAGAAGGTATTACCATCACCTTTCACCTAGTATCTTCGCCTAGTGTCTTATTAACAACGCACCCACTATATGTGAGTAGTGTTCTGGCACAGGAATACAAGCCAAAGCCGCACGAGAAGTCATCTTGCACCATGGAGCTGAGGCATGGATCGACCACTGTTAGCGCATGGTATGTAGTCGATTCCACTTTGTTTGTTATCAATCCTTACCGGGCTTTATTGGGCCGATTCGTACTAATTTGTTAAGCCGCTTTACTCCCTACAACCTCCCTCCTCCAATTTCCTCCACCTATCCCCTTCTCAAACACCCTTCCTTTACATCATTTACACACTTTAATAACTATAAACTTCTCTAACTATCCATCCTTTACAACATCCTTGCATTCTCAGTCAAAGTGTGTTAACCACAGATACGCTCAGCCAGTGTCTAGCCGACTGTCGTGGTCTAATAGCGTCTATGAACATTCCTTGAGATGAATTCACGCCTACTCATTTCCGACTATATACAATATCGGATAATGCACATTGGAGACGACTCAAGGTGAGCATCGTTCATTATCGCAAAGGATAGATCATGATCTTGACAAGTGAAGGTAGGTAGGTATGGTCGGCTGTCTTGGCGACATGTCCAGGTCACAGCCCTCGACAACCTAGGCGTCAGCATGGTTCTAGCACCGCAGCCTATAGGAGTCAAAGGAGGATAGAGATTTGGTAACAGACAGAGCTAGGAGGCCCTGTAAGGGCTGTGGGGACTCGATAGCACCATCCAATAGGTGGTTATGGGTATGATGAGGATAATCTGCTGGTGGGCCTGTAAGGGGCTTCTAGGAGGGCTGATCGGGTCGGTTGGATATTTGAAAATCAAAGGGTAGATGGGGAGGTGGGGTGTGCGGAGTGTCAAACAATGCTCCTGTATATCTGGATATTTTCCAATATAAAAGAAAGTCCTTCTAAAAACTCTTGTGCATAAAAATGGAAGGAGGTGGTGGTCACAGACCTAGGGACACTATAGCACCTCAGATATCAATCCTACGTTTCTAACATCAATGCTCCTGTATAGCTGGTGTTTTCTAGACTGTATTAATTCTCCTTCCACACTAACCAATCACCTGAAGAAGTGGTATTTGCCAATAAGATATTTTCCACCTATGATTACAAACCTTACAAGAGAATTACGACTTCTCAAAATAGGGGTGTGGGATTTTGGGGTTTTAAGATTTACACATCGTTTGTGCACAAGAAAAGGCACTCTAACCTACCTAAAGAGAGTGCCTTGTAGAAAATAAAATTGGGGTGTGATATTTTTCTTATATAACACTTGTATTACTAGAGAAATTTAACACTTTAGGTGGGAACTTTTTCCCCACTTTCAAGAACTCCATCTTCGTCTAGTAGAAGTTGTACTTCCTTTACCCACTTACGGATTGTCTTACGGTCTACATCAAACACTTTAGCAACAGATGAGTTAGTGGCTTTAGGGTCATTCTTTAAGAGACTGTAAGCAGCGGCCTTGCGCATGTCTGTAATCTTACCTTTAAGCTTGGCAGCTAATTGATCTACATCAGTCTTAACCCCAATCACGCACTCTGTAAGTAGTGTTTGTTGTGTAAGGATACTAGTAGTAATTCTCTCATTCAGTGCTAACCTTTCTTGAAGCTCATCAAGCTGCTTCTCCAACTTCTTCTGTCTACTGTACACATCCTTTCCTGAGTGCATATAGGACATATGTTGATGAGCTGTCTTACTCTTCTTTACACCACGCAAAGAAACAGCCTTATTCTTCACCAATTCTTTTTGTACAGGGTGATCCTTATATTTTAGGAACACATCAACACATTTATAAAAACTGGTGTGTCTGTTTGCTAACAGGAATTCAAGATCATCTAACTCACCATCAAAGCAGGCTGTCAATACTTCCGGTAGTGTCCCGTCTTCTTGGAGAATCCCTTTATGAGCCTTACAGACACTATCATAGAGTTTATTTAGCTTCTCCTTATCTGATAGTCCTTGTAGGATAAGAAGTTGCTTTTCTCTTAGTGCTTTAATTTCACGATTGTTATTAGTTAGTGCTTCAATCTGAAGATCACGTTTCTGTTTGTCAGTCAAGACAAGAGACTTACACTGTTCTTCAAACTCACTAAAGTGTGAATCCTCTAGTTCAAAGTAATCAATACCCTCACTCTCGTTCATCTTCTAATTCCTCAAACATCTCTTGAATTTCATAAGGTAGTTGTAGTGTTTTGATAGCACGAGTGACAGCAACGTAGAATAGGTTGATTTCTTGTGTGTTCGTGTTGTCTTGCATACAGGGTTTAATAGGGAAGTCATCAGCTACAATCACGTTATCCCACTCCATCCCTTTACTCTTGTGTGCTGTAGTGAGTAAGATGCTAGCTCCAGCCTTACTCTTTAGATTACTAAGGGTGGAGACATACTTCGTTGTCTGCTTGCTTTCTACAATCCGTACAAGACGCTTTAGCTCTGGTTCCTCTTCAGAGGCAGTCTTCAAGTCAGACCAACTGCTGTAAGGAGTAATGTCCTCATGCTTTACTCCAGTGAAATTCTTACGGTAAAGTGAATCAGCACTTTCGAGCTTCTTAATAAATCCTTTTGTGTCTACTTCACAAAACACTTCCTTCCCTTGTGCAATCAAGTCCACAGCACGCTCAAATAGTGCACCATTAGTTCGGAAGATCATTGTATATTGGTCTGAGGCAACATCTTTCACAATTGAGTTAATAGATTCAAGCCCCTTCACTTCCATTTCATCACCAATAAGCCAGTTGGCTACATCTGCGATCTTCTGCCCATAACGGAAAGACTTAGACAGTGTAAGTGACGGTGCATCAATTAGTTCCATAGCATTTACAGCACCACGAAACTGATAAATAGATTGGTGTGTATCACCAACATAGCAAACCTTACTTTGTGTCTGACGACGAACGACATCTAGGACGGTTGGGTTACTATCCTGGCTTTCATCCACATAGATGATGTCGTAGTTCAGAACTGGCTTAGACAGTTGCCACAGCTTTAGATAAGTGTCTGGTGTACAAATCACTTCTGATGCAGGGTTAGTCCTGTCCATCCAAAGCTTCCGAGCGTATTTCAGCACCACTGTTCCAAAGTCTTTAATATCTAGTGCAGGGTGGTTCTTTTTAAGTGTGGTGATTTCATAGTAGGGAAGAAGCTTGCTAGAGAACTTCTCTTCTGTACTACATTGGAATCGCTCTACAGCAGTACGTGCGAAGCTTGCAATAGTGGTAGCTTTAATTTCGTCATTACCAATATGGTAATCAGAGATTCGATAATATTTAGCAATCTCAGAAGAAGTACCAGCAACGTTGCGATAAGTTCCAACTGGGCGTTTTAGTTTATGTGCAATATGTTTCCCGTGTTCAGCATAAGCTAGTGAGTGTGTAGTGCGGCACTCAACGTGGTTGGGAAACTTCTCACGAGCCTCTTCTGCTACAGATTTGTTGAAGCAGATATAAAGCGATGGTTGTTGGTTATCATTAGCCAACATCTTCAGCATGGTAGTGTTGTGCGTGACAATAAACTCATCAGTAAGGTACAGACTATCCTCAGCATCAACAGAGATACACACTTGTTCTTCTTGATAGTCCAGTTTATTAATTTCTGTAATATAGCGACTAGGAGGATTCTTTTGTGAACACGACCACTTACTAGCCTTCCTCGGAAGGCTAAATGGGTTAATAAACATTTTAATATTAAGTGAGTAACAATCTGAAGTCCCTTTCCGAGCGTCCGTTTTGTTCTGAATAGCCGTACCACCAAGACTTTGTACTAACGACTTTACTGCCTCAATAATACCAAGATTAGTATTTGAAAAACTAACACGATTTTCTCGGATGCTCCCGTCTGTGTCCATTAGTCCGCGAAGTAGTTCAAGGCGTTGCTCAACTGACCCGTGAAGATACTCACTAGGGACATGCTTACAACTGGAGTCAATACCTAGCTTTCTGATAATCCCTGTAACCGGATTTGCCGTGTTTTTGGAATCAACGATAAGAGTAACCTGCCGACCAAGGGCGCTGGTGTTCCGTGGTGTTCCGTTGAGGATGATATTGTGATCTTTAAGAAAAAGTTCTTTCACTTTATCATAGATATAGTAATCGTCGGCATGATAACTGAGTGACGGCGAATGTCCAGTATAGCTACCGTCCCCAAGAAAAGCGCCCAGAATGTATGGATGTAGAATAAGTCTTTTTTGTTCATACTCTACTGGAGCAGTGAGGGGGATTTTCATTTTACAATTACCCTCTCCGTTACGAATACCGAACTCCATCATTTGAGCAAGTGTCATAGTTTTGAACTTTGAACGGTCGCGCATAGTCGTCGTATTGACAGACCAATTGTGATTGATCCCACAGCGAGTCCTAGACCCATCACGGAAAATAACTTCATATACGTCCTTTACTCCTTGAGGGAACACTCCTGTGACTTTGATTGGATTACCGGCTCTCCCAAATATTACATCCCCAACTTCCAAATTACCAATCTTCTTATCCCCTTGGGGAGTTTTGACCGTGCAACTGATTGGCTGTTCTTTGCCGCTACCAGCACAAGCATTCACTTTAAGCACGCGAGTTGTCTTAAAAGTGTTGATGATGTCTTGTTGCTCCTTTGTAGGTGCAAGCTTATTTTGTTGTTTCATTTAAGTGATCCTCATTTAGTAGGAAATTACATTTGTAAAGCGGACACCCGCTGGACGTAATACAAATCAAAAAGCTCAGACAAAGGAGCTTCTGTTTGTCGTTAGATTATATCACAGATCGTTGGTCTATGTCGTCGCTCTTTAGCTCCCATTTCAATCAATTCATATGCATTTGTTTAACTATTCCTCCACTTCTGTGAGCATAGGGCTGATATACAAGTATTTATTTGAGGGGTTTTCTATCATCCATTTAATCACCCCTTGTGTCTTACCACTTCCCATAATTGCATCTAAGACTTCTACTTTGTTCGTCATTCTGTCTCCAAAAGAAAGCCCTCAATCAAGAGGGCTGTGTAGGATCGGTTGTACTTAGGGGTAAGGGTTACGCTATCACATCTCCACCCAAGTCTCCGTTCATAAGCATATTGTCGATCTTGTGATTAAGCTCGTCGTCCTCAAACCAATCTTCTGAAAAGGAATCAGACTCATCTTCACCAGTTTTATCAAACGCCATATTTTGCACCCTAATGCTTTCGTTGATGATTTGTTCTTTCTGCTCGTCTGTCAGACGTTCTAGGAAATCTCTAAATGTCTGAGTCATAGCTACTCACAATTCTGTTTGCAATACCACTCATCATAAAGCACTTTACAAACCAACTCAATGTCCTCATCTGAGATGGTGTCTGTATGGATATTCAGCACCTTCTCCATTTCTGAAATCACTTTCTGACGTTGCTTATCTTCCTCACTCATAGGGGCGCGCATTTCAAATCCCGATTGGTAAGGAACGTAAATCTGCTCGCCATCTTCGTGTAGAACAATCACATACTCATCACTCTTGTATTTGAGTGTGCCAATTTGCCAATCACTCCAACCGTTACAACGTACTTCTACAGCGTCTTCTGGGATGAAAGGGATAGGGCGGCGAATGAGCAAGGGTTCAAATACTTCAACAAATTCATCATCAACCATCCAATCCATATACCCAATACGGGCTGATTCGCAGTCAAGCACCCACCAGTCATTACCAATCTTCTTATACCAGCATTCAACCCAGTCTAGGTGAGGTTGTTCCGGTAGGTAGTGGGTGGCGTCTTCTGGTGCTTCGCTCCAGATATCTTTATCGTGCATTGCTGTTCTCCTCTTTAATCGCTTCGAGCAAAGTGCCAATCAAGCCTCTGCAGCTCCAAGTAGGATTCATCTTAACATACTCTTCAATGGTGGCACAACCAGTGACATCACGCCACCATTGAATATCCTTTCCTGTGTGCTTCAGAAACTTCCTGTAGTATTTTGTCTCTGTGTTTGGAACGTAATCAGGAGGGAGCCTAAATCCAATCTCACGAGCAGCAGCCTCCCACCACTTCATATCATCACCAAAATCTTCGTGGTGTTCTTCAGCGTAAGCTTTCCACTCTTCGATCTTCTTCTTACGCTTTTCTTGGCCTGCTTTACGTTCTTCTTCTGTGAATACGCGCATCTTGTCGTTCCTGTCCGTGTAGCATCAATTGAAACAGCTAAAGTTATTATGTTTTAAGAGGAAAATAGCTCGATTTGATAAGAAGCCACCCCATCGCCTAGGGTGGCTGTAGATCGTCGATTTAAGCCTTAAAATACTAATAACTTTGATAGCGTAGCAACACCTTTAGCAATCACACTCGCAAGTAAATTCATCTCGGGCTGTTTCGTAACCATCTTCATACGCCTCATTAATGTGTTTCTCAATATCGGAGACTAGAGAATTGACGTAACGTGTAAGCTCTTTCCCTTCAAGCTTTTCAATAGTCCCGTTCAGGATGTAGTTGGTAATTTCTTCTGCTGTAAGGTGGTTGGTGTTCATTCGTGAAGTGTCCCTTCGTAGAGTCCTAGTTTCTGATCGTTTTCTGTGATTTGGCTAAGCAGAAGAAGTGACAGCTCTTTCTGCAACCGTTCGTTTTCTTCCTCCAAGATCAAGATGTGTTCACACAATATCTCAACTGCCGAAGAAATTCTCCAATTTTCGCTGTTACGTTTTAACCTATAGTCTCGCATCACTCTAGACAGACCATCTATCCCGCAGTCTCTGATAGACTTCCTCCAACTATCCCTCTCAGTTACCAAGCTCATTAGTCACCCATATCTACAGCACTGATCGTGTAAAAGCAATCACACTCATCCTTCCACGCTGTGCACCCAGCATATTTTAATTCCGCCTTTTGCCTCAAAGACTCATAGATTGTGTTGTATATTTGATAAAAATCTTCACTACTTTCATCTGCAAATTTTATTGCAGCTCTGTAAGAAATATCCTCTAGGCGGCACATTAACTTATGTAGATGCTCAGAGTATTCAGGGGTGTTCTTCTCAAGAAACGCCTTATACCTAGCAGCTTCTTCCTCTGTTCTGAAAGCTTTTATTGGGTTGCTCCAAGAATCTTCCCATTGACCACCGTTAGCAAAGACGATGTAACACTTACTACCAATTTTGACAATATCGTCAGTCATTTGAATTTCTCGCTGTATAGAATTTGTGTTTGTCAATCGTCATAACGTATTCTACATCTCCAAGTCTCTTGGGACTTGTCCCTACAGTTGCGTAGAATGTGCTGCCACGGGTAACGTCTTCAATTGTCCCTGTCAATACATCATATGAAATTGAGTAGGCATTGTCCAAATCTTGTTTCCGTGGTGCTTTCTGCTTCCACTCATACCCATAGAAAGAGAATTGCTTGGGTTGTTTGATTACAGACGGGATGCTGTCTGGGAAGTCAGGGTGTTGTGACCTGTTGAGGATGACGTGTGCAACAGCAGCCTGTCCTAGAAGGGATTCTCCTCTAGCTTCGTATACGATAGCGTGAGCGAGTTGTTTACAACTGTACCATCGTTTACATGAAGCTATGCGTTCCTCGACTGGAACGATACTATCGTGTTCTGTAGTGGGTTGTGTGTATTGTCTTGGTGCTGCTGTAACTGTAACCCCGCTTGGGGATAGTAGTGTATCAGCAGAGATGGCTCCGATGACAAGACCAAGGAGGAGTGTTGTTGTATTTTTGATAGGCAAAATAAAAGCCCTCACTGGTTAGGTGAGGGCTATGATAACAAGGGGTTGTTGATGAGTCAAGTTTTAGGTCAAAGGATTTCCTTCTTCATCACAATCTCTGATAGCAAGGCCACACGGAAACTGGGGCAGTTTACTGTCCTTATAACGGGTTTGAAACTTAACCGTCAACCATTTACCAATAAAATCTTCAGGGTGTGCAAGCTGGTACTTGCGTTGTTCAAAATCACCATAAGTTACAGTGAACTGTGCATCTGCTACTTTATCATAGACAGTGAATACTGCGTTTCCATTACGATCTTCGTTTACACCAATAATCTTGCATTCTACATCCATAAATTCTTTATACTTTTGAAGTGATGTGCTTCGTTTACCAGCTTCATATTTGCCGTCATAATTGCGAAGGCAAATACCCTCATAACCATATTCAACGTAAAGCTTGTGTACTTCTTTCATATGATCTTCATCATAAATCTCTGCAAACTGAAGTACACTAACATCGCCTTTGAAATCAAGTACGTGACGACGAATTCTCATCAACTCAATGGCACGATCTGAGTAAGGTTCATCATTAACAATATCAAAGATCACATACTGAAGTTTTGGTGTATCTTCGTTAGCTTTCTTTACAGCAGACATAATTTCTTCAAGATACTTCCCGTGGATGTAAAGCTCCCCGTCCCAAATGTCACCAACTTCCATCACAGACATAAGTTGTTGTTGAATGTGAGGAATGGAGTATTCTTTCCCACCACGACTCTTCAGTTCAATACGGCCTTTGTGCCTAATTGCAAGACAGCGGCAACCATCTAACTTAGGTGAGCCATAACAAGGGTACTTAATCTTATGGCCTTGTTTCAGGTAATCACTGCACAACATTGGAAGAAGGGGTAGCTCTGTGAGGTCTTCCTTATTTTCTCTATACCCTTTATCAAGCTGCTTACTCAGACGACTCTGTGCTTCCAAGAAAGCCTGCTGTTCGCCAGAAGTCTCGTTTGAACGACATTTGTTCTTTCCTTCAATAACCTCTGTTTTTAACTGAAGCTTTCCGCCTAATTTTCCGTGCTCTACGAATAGAGTGTTCCCTTCAGTCCAAACTGACCACTGTTTAAATCCTCCTTTCTTGTCAAGTCCAAATAGAGTACGCTTATTCACTATAAATCTCCTTTATCTGGTCAGTTTTTAATACTACCGTAAAGTTCTACTTCTGCCTCTTCCCTTCGTTTAATCGCTAAGTCTAGGCTATAAAACCTGCCCAGATAATATACACGCCCACCTTTAGATATGCGGCACTCCCATGCGGTCAGTTTATTGTTCCATGTCACACCACTCTTACCGCTTTTATTATTCTTATAAAGCCTTTTATTCCAACTCTGTAGTTGACTATTTACCCACCGGCAGTTCTCTTTATTATAGTTCCCATTTACATTAACTCTGTCCAATTCATAATTTATAGGGCAGCTCCCCATATCTGCAAAGAATACATTGAAGTCTTTCCACTCCTCACAAACAACGATACCTCTTTGCCCGTAGTCCGCATAATTCTCTGAATTTTGGTTATTACACCGTGTAAGCATGTTCTCCCATGCGGAATATTCTCTGGAGTCACTCATTCCGTGCGTCCTAGCAATATTACCTATAGCCTCTCTTTGTAAGCACCCGCACGACAATGTAGGCTTAGACCCCGTTAAACTATATTTGAGTATTGTAGTTTCTACCCCACAATCGCATAAAACAGGATACCTGCGATTAGGTTTTTCTGAGGGGATTGAGTCACCTATAACCACCAACCTGCCTATCCTAGTTCCAACGGCTATCGGATTCTTCTCTTTCTTCATATGACGCACCAACTAGCTATAAATTGCTCTGGAAAAAGTGGCTTCAGCGGCAGGGGATGCCCATTTAATCACGTTAGATTGAGCTTTTACAACACCAGTTTTCTTGTTCAGTTGAAGTTTAACTCGATCCACTACTTTACTCTTGTATGCAACAAAAATACTCATAGGATCAGCCTCTACACGAGCTTGGCTAGCAAGGCTGCTCCACCAAGCCTCTGAAGCCCCGGCATTGTAACCAACAGTGTACCAAGGACTCTTAGTGATCTGTCCGTTGTGCATCTCTACAGCAGAGAGGAAGCTTACAATTGGTTGGTGCCGATTATCTGGATTCTCAAAGAAGACACCACCATTGTACTGACGGATAATGCTGTACCCAAGCACTTTCATAAAATTGCAGAGGCTAGTCATCTGCAGATCAAATGTGCATTTTGGAGTTTCAATTGGTTGTGCGTTATTCATTGATCTTTCTCCTCTGCAAGACGTTCGTTCTGTTCAACGTAACACGCGAAGCTTAGCTTATTCAGCTCACTGTTGTCCATACTCTTGAGCTTACCAATCTCCACTTCAAGCTCAGAAAGCTTCATATACTGATTGATGTATTCAATCTGCACACCAGCATCTTTAAACTGGGCTTCACTGTGAACAAACTCTTCACCATACTTGTAGTGATCCCAATCTGGAGCCACCGTATAAATCTTCTTAACACCAGCATTGATTAGAAGAGCTGCGCAGATCGGACAAGGAAACATTGTAATCAGAGCGCTACATCCCTTCGTACTACGCCCTAGACGCGCAGCAGACGCGACAGCAGATTGTTCTGCGTGGCTAGTGTAAAAGTATTTCAGCGGACGCTCATTACGCTCAGGTTTGTGTTCCACTCCACGAGCAAGGCAGTTGTACCCCGTACTGATTTCAACACAATCTTCTTCGTCAAAGAGAATTGCCCCAACCTTAGTGTTTGCATCCCTGCTCATCTTTGAGCGAGCAATCGCTGTACGGATAAACTCTTTCAACCAACGCTCTTTCACTTCACTTCCTCAAGCAATTGCTTTCTGAGACTCTTTGATCGCTTCTCGGATAATGTAAGCATCCATAAGAAGTTGCTTTGCTTCTTTCAGCTTGGATGCGTACACGCTGTGTTCTTCGGTCTTATCGTATTGTGCGCTGATTGCTACAGTTGCAGCAGGAAGTAGGTGCATAATTGCTTCAAGAGCATCCATACCATCTTGATAGACCATTGTGTTTAGGGTGTCTCGTTGATTGTAATTCACTTTATTCTCCGTTAAGAATCACAGTGCCACAAACTTCATAAAATTTATCTTCTGTACTTTTACAGTGAGGGTATATTCGCACATATTTCCCAAGCTGCCAAGTGACATCGCAGATTGCTGGGTACACAACAAACTTCACATTCTCGTTGCACAACGCCATTGTGTATTCGGCAAGGGTTGTGATTTTAATCTTCATTAAACCCTCTCAAATTCAATAATCTCAACAAAATCTTCTGCAAGAAATGCTTTGGCTACTTTGGCATCCTCAAACCCAGCAAAGCTGATGTAATGTTCATCCTCTGTCGCCACTTCCAAGATCATACTTGTATCAAAACAGTCCCACCAATCATCCTCAATAACTTTACAGAATCTGCCGATAAGAGAGCGTGTCATCGCTTCTGCCCGCGTCTTGTAGAAACCCCATGACAGCTCAGTCCACCACTTTCAAGCTTACTCTTGGTTTTAGTGATCTTGGAAGCTTTAACTAAGTACCTACCTTTACCGAAAGACTCATCACACCATTGCTGTGCGATTGCTCTGCTACTTGTATGGATAAAATAATACGCTTGATTGCCATTCTGGTCAAACGCCATTACAAAGAAGCTGGCAGGTGGCACAAAACCAATATCAGTATAGGATTGATAGTCAACCACTGTAGTTTTGAGTTCTTTCAATTTATCACTCCTTTGAGAAACCATACTTAGACAATTCAGCCTCTTCCCTAACAAAACAAGCCAGATCAAAATCTTCTGTCCTAAAGATTCTTTTGCCACAGATCATAACTTCCCATTTCCCAGCTTTATACTCATATACGCCAGTTCGTCCGCTAGTATTCGTCCTGCGTTTTCTTTGGTTAAATGCTTGAAGACTTCGATCATGTGTCCAAATGCAGTTTTCTGGACAATATCCTTTATTCACATCAACCCTTTCAATAGTGTGCTTATCAGATGGCCTATGACCCATATCCTTTAGAAACTCTTCAAAGGAAGCTGACCACCTAGGTGCTACGGATATGCCTCTACCACCGTAACTCTCGTAACCAATTGCATCTTCATTTTCACATCTATTTTTCATGCCATACCAAACCCTGTACTCTGGTGTTGTTGACATTTTATGAGTGTCTTTATTTCTGTTTCTTTCTGCTGTCATCTCTCTAGCAAGACATCCGCAACTTTTAGTATGCCCTGTCTCCAACTCAGTAGTAGATACACTAACAGTGTTACCACAAACACATCGGCACAGCCAATAAAACTTTGAATTCTCTGCCCTAGCCCACTCCAGAACCTCTAATCTGTTGAATACCCTACCTTCAAGTTTCGCAGTCTCACGACCAGTCCACTCAAGATTACTGACATGTGGGTTAAACTTATCACCATCTTTGAACTTAACAAACGGCTTGTCTTTGGGGTCTATGTTAGGTATAAATCTTTCAGCCACTAGCCTATGAACTGATACATAAGGTCCATCACCACCAAGTTTAACTGTCGGTGAGCCATCTGTGCAATTTGTGGATGCCTTTAAGAATTTATTATACCTTGCTGACCACACCCTACCATCTGTATACACAGCATACTTACCTTTGTATCCATCCACCCAGCCCCACTCCCCAGCCGGTGCATCTACGTGCCTAGAGAAGCATTCAATGCAGCTAAAGTTTTTGGTTCCGCCTTTCAGAATCTTTGGTATAGCATCTAATCTGGATTTAAACTCTTTACCGCATTCGCATTCACATAGGTAAAATAAATGATGACCATCTGTGTGGGCTTTTTCTTTGATGGTAATCCATTCAACTTGTCTTGGTAGTTTCACAATTAACCTCCAATTTGTTATTCATAATTCTTTTCACCACCCTGATGCCAATTTTACGAAATAGAGTGCTGGATCAATAAACTCAATGTCTTGGTATTCTTCAAAAGACACAACAGTGGTTTTAAGGTCAGTGCTGAGGATTGTTTGCAGTTGTTCTTTAGTCATCTAACTTATCCAAGTGACCTACAGTGATGTCAATAACCTTTGCTACAATTTCTTCTGGTGTGAATTCTACTTTGTTTTCACACCCTTCGCAAACACTATCCACCCATCGAAGATAGTCTCTAAGCACAGAGACTCGCAGCCTACGCTTATCTCCATCGTCAAGATGCCTACTCATAAGCAAGAGTCTCCGATACGTATTCCCTCACTGCCGACATTACAACGTCACCCAAGTCCTCATATGTGGACGTTGGATTGATAGTGAAGTATGAATCCACATCTTCAGCATCAATGTCCAACACAACCGGACTGCCATCTTTAGCACTCACTTCTTCGGAAAGGTCAACAGTGAGTCCACCATCTTTGTTGGGATTAAACTTCATACCTGTATCCTTTGTTGTTCAGATAGGCGCCTATGGTAGCACACCTATCTTACAGGTCAACACATTTTCAGAAGGAATTACGCTGTAGCAGGAGATGGCGACTTAGCTGCTTTTGTTGCTTTCACCTTTACTTTAGGGGTGATTTCAAAGTCTTTCTTCAGCTTCTTGTAGAAGGAAGATACAGCTTCTTCAATCATTTGGTCAAGGGTTTTGTGCTGTTCAGAGCCGTCTTCACCAACAGGGTATTCCTCTTGTTCAATCTTCATACGGTAATCCATAAGCCGATCAAGGCGTTCAGAAAGCTCATCAGAATCAAAGTAGAATGGAGTCCCTTTAATCACATCTGAAATTTCTTCTTCCGACAAGAACCCTTTGTACACGTTATTGTACAGCTTCAATAGCTGTTTGCGAGAGAAGTTGGCGTGTTCGTAGATGTCCGTATCTTTAGCTTGAATCCCATAGCTGCTTGTGTGGCACATAAGGCTGGAGTTGTCGTCCACAACCCATTCACGACAAGAGAGTGCAATTACTGAGCCAGCAGAAGCACAGGTTGGGCCAATGATTGCAACAGTGTGTGCTTGGGTGGTGTTGAGTGCCCGATTGAACAGCATAGCTGTATCAAGGACGCCGCCGCTTGTACAAATATCCAGGACAATGGTGTCGGACTCATTTGCCGTGTTGATTAGATGAAGTTCATCCCGGTATGCACTTGGTACGTCAATATCGTCATCCAGAAGGATATAGTGCGTGTTCACTTGTTGAGAGTGGGTGCTGATGCGATTCTCTTTCGGGAACATCTGAATGCTTTGCTCAGTTTTCAATGAAACTTCTCCTTTTCTTTAGCTTTTACAGCAGCCTTGCACAGACCACTGCTAACAATGTCGCCGTGAAGATACGAGTTGTATTCAGTACCTTGGATGGTGTTGCTGATTACTTGGCTTGGGCGTTGTATTAGAAGTTCTTTCATATTAATCTCCTTAAAATCAACCAATACCGTAAGCGGTAATTACATCGCGAACAACATCATCCCGTTTTACAGCCTCTAGAGGAAATGAGTATCGTCCAATTTTTTCATATTTCTTACTACCATCTTCGTTAAAGAAACGCTTCATGGCATCTCTCAAACCATTGCGTTTCTTACTATCTTCATAAAGCTGCCCGGATGCACCAAGAATGATACACTTACCGCCTGCACCAATACGTTCCAAAATAAGTTTCATAGTCAGAGGCGATAACATCTGAGTTTCATCTGCGATCAGAATTCCATCAATTGTAGCCCCAAGTACAAAATTCGGGATAGTGAAGAAGATTCGTTTGCCTTCATCACAAGCTACGCGCCCAGCCCCGAGCAAGTCGCTAAGGATTGCTTTGGTGCTAGTAAAATGTACCCCAAGCTTACCCTCCATTGAAGTTGATGCATCACCGGGCAGAGCACCAATTTTATCATCACCAGCCTCGACTGGGGTTCGTACTACCGTAATAGTGCAGGTAGGGTCGGCTAGGTACTGCTGTGCTGCGTAGTGAAGGGCACAGAAAGTTTTACCTGTAGACGCAAAGGAATCCACAAAAGTAATTGTGTTTTCACGAATTACATTTTGCATTTCTTTTTGCCACTGGTCTAGCTCAAATTGATTCAAGCGGTTCATGTGCTCAACATCAAAACTTTTCTTTTTAATCTTACGAACCACTTTTTGTTTTTCAATGCTCATTAGTCAGTCACCTCTACAGTCCATTTACTAAGGGAGTCATAGGTGCGGTTATTAATCTCACCTTTGTACTTTTCTGCGAAACTTCTAATTACACGCTCTTTAGCCATTTTATATGCGCAAAAAGCTTCATCTACACTATCGAATCTGCCGAGGCACACTCTTTTACTTTCAATGTTTACCTGAGCAACAAATCTACCAGACTTTCTTTCTCTGTGTACGCCTAGAGGGTAATCGCCTCTTTTATTAGCTCTCAGTGTAAAAAGATTGTTTATGCACACAGGTACGAACGAACACTTATCTGGCGAGTATACTTTATTACCTTTCTCTATGATGTCTTTATCCAGGCACCAATCACTATTGAGGATATATTCATTTTGCGTTTCACACCATTTTGCAAAGTTTTGGAAACAGTGCCAATCTTCCACGACAGAGCAACCTTGGTAGGTGACGTTCTTTTTTAACGAATCCTCATCGTAGCACCTAGTAATCATATTATGCCATAATGTAAATAATTGCCTATGAGACTTAGAAGAGTATTCCCCATCGCCCACATAGCCGATATTAGCAACCAATCTCCTGAATGGGTTACGAACACCCAGTCTAGCATTATCTCTAGCTACAACTTTTTCAAAACCGAATTCATCAGTAAACTTTATTTTACAAAGTTTATTATCAAGTAGCTCTGTTATCTTATAAGAGCAACCATAGAAGTTGGTATAAACATCCCCAACAGATACTGCCGTCTTTCTTTTGCGCCTAATCTTTGGGGTATCATCTTTTACCTTCAGTGGTGTGGAAATCCAATCCCTGATTGATCCTTTATTAATCTCCTTCATAGCAGACCACTTTTCAAAACCTGATTCTAGAAATCTTACAAGAACCTTGCTGGAACTTACATACTGCACAATCTCAAATTCAAGATTGGCTTTGTTTTTAAATACCTGCCCAGCTTTACCCTCAGATTTAATCCTCTTCTTTCCACTTTCTTTAGCCCTGTCTTTGCGAATACAGCCGCAAGAAAGTGTTTTACTATCTAGAACGCTGTGTACGTCAGTTGTGATCGAGCCACCACAAACACATTCACACACAAACTTTGGTTTTGGAACTCTTACAACGCATTTAATAGTTAGCCGTTCAAATACCTGTCCGACATATTTAGAGTAAAAATCTGATTCCACAGCCTACCTCCCCTGTATACATATTCTGCTTACCCATAATCACTTACTGCTTACTGCTTGAGAATTCTAAAGGCTTCATTCCTTCACAGAAATGCAAACAAGATCATTACCACTGCTTCTTACTACTTGGTTCTTATTCTCCAGACCATCTGAAGTTTGTTCAAAGTTGCACACAAACAGTTGAGTGCTTCCATCTGAATACTTGGCTACCAGTTGTGCAATATCCTTGTATTCCATAAGTCTGTCAAGGAAAGGTTTATCTAGGGACGTGGTAAGGGTATCAGCAGCAGGACAATCAATGCCAATGCTCATTTTGTGAACCACTTTACAAACCTTCAGATCGCCACGATCAAAGTAGTAGTTTTCACTTACCTTACCAAGGTGCATATACACGATTGCAGATGCAGGGACTACCACTTCTTCGCAGTTCTCAAACACAATAGTGAGATTTTCTAGTTTCACTGTACACCTCCTTTGTTTTGGTGGAGGCATAGTCTCACAGGAACACAAGCACGTCAAGGGCTTTCTGCACACTAAGTGATGAATTTTTTGGTGTGCTTGGTTGTTGACAAAGTAGGTTTATTTACTCTATCCTTTGACCCGCCTCTTTCTTTAGGAGAAAAGATATGTCATTTGCGAACGTTAAAGATGATGGTGTTGTGCTGGTTGTGAACACCGACACAGGTGAGGTTGTTTCTCAGGTAAGGGTTAAAGAGAAAAAGAAAATCCCGCTACCTGACGTGTTTACACACAGATCAAAGTATGTTGGAGAAGAGACTAAATACCCATCCGAGTGTATGATGGAGGGCGAGTACATAGAAGTTATAAAGCAGTTGGATGGGATGGTTGGTAATCGTGTAAAGGTCAACACAGATATGATAGTGGACGCAGTTTCAGAAGGGATGCTGAGCAGGAATGATGTGAAGATCATCAAATTCCTAGCTTCTAAGGTTGCTGCACACAACAGGGCTTTTACCTCTTTAAAAGAGATTGAGGAAAGTACAGGTGTAAAAAGCAGCCACTTGTCAAGATGGTTTAGTGAAAACCAAGGTCTGTGCAAGGTGTTACAAAACCGTAATGGATTTGTGGTTGAAATTAACCCGGCTTTGGTGTACAAAGGGTCAGAGGAATGGAGAAGCCACAGTATCTCCAAGTGGTGTTTCCAAGCCCCTTATATTAAGTAGGTCGATTTGAGAACCTAGAGTCTACGCGGGTTTGAGTGCCAGTGGACTTACCATCCACGGTAAGTCACTAAAATTAGGACTATGAAATGCAGATTATTGGAACTTGCTTTAATTGTAACGGAAAGGGTGAGATTCTTTGGGAGAATGAACCACCAACCATCTGCGCAGTTTGTGAAGGAACTGGAGAATGTGAAGACATCTGTTACTGTGCAGCAAGAGAACCTTTTGAATGCAGTTGTGGTGGTTGGGACGATGTTGATCCCGATGATTGGTATGAGTAGAGTACGATGACTAACGTCAATCTAAACAGCTAAATACCTAAATACTCGGGTTATATGGTGCAGAAACAGGTTCTTTACTCTGAGTAGTAAGGTTGCTTGGGTAAGGAGTAGATCGACGTTTCTGTGCCGTATTTCCTAATAAATTAGATTGCATTACCCGTTTATTTTCGTTACATTGAATAGATGATGATAAGTGCGGTATTTTATAAGGAGAGCAAAATGAACACACTAGACTACAAAGACGAAAACATCTGGCTTATGCAAGGAGATTGTTTGGAACGAATGAAAGAGATTCCTGACGGGAGTGTTGATTTCATTCTAACAGACCCACCTTACGGAACTACAGCTTGCAAGTGGGATTATATAATTCCTCTAAATTTGATGTGGGTTGAGTTGAAGCGCATTATTAAGCCGAATGGAGCCATTGCGTTAATGGCTAATGAGCCGTTTACCAGCTTGCTAGTGTGTTCAAATATTGATGAGTTTAAGTATCGAATTGATTGGAAGAAAAATAAAGTTACTGGATTCCTTAATGCAAAGAGGCAACCAATGCGTTGCATCGAGGACATATGTTTATTTTACAAATCGCAACCAACATACAACCCTCAAAAGTCAACAGGTCATAAGCCTGTAAACAGTTTTACAAAAAATAAACCTGACGGAGAGACTGTAGGTAAAACCAAGGTCGGAATTTCTGGCGGTGGACAGACTGATAGATACCCAACAAACCTTGTGGAGTTTAAAGTTGTCAACAATGATGGAAGCTCTCCAGAAGGTAAGAAAGTTCACTCCACTCAAAAACCAGTATCTCTTATGGAATATTTAATCAAAACCTATACGGAGAAAGATGAGACAGTGTTAGATTTCACTTTCGGTTCTGGGACTACCGGCGTAGCCGCCAAGCAATGCTCTCGAAAATTTATTGGCATTGAACTTGATGAAAACTACTTCAAAATTGGAAGAGATAGAATTTTGAACACTTGACAAATCAGAATAACGGAAGTAGGATATAGGCAACTAATTACACCAATGGTGTGTTAATCCCAATCCAACAACAACAATAAGAGGTGAGGTTGTTTATGTCCTACGAAATTTATGAAAAGATTCTGATTGATAGAGAAGATGTTTGCTCTAAGTGTGGCGACCTTCTTAACGATGAAGGCGATTGCTACTCTTGTCATAGTGAAAGCGATAGCAGGAAGTCTTTTGTGTTTGAATATGCACACGAAAGTATTAGCAACCCGAGGGGCAGTATTTTCCGTAAAGTGAATGCCTATCCTTGACAATACAACAATGTGTGGTAGAATCGTACACATATAAAGAACACTCCTGACGCCGAGTAGAATCAAGAAGAAATCTGTAGCTCTTTCTTACAAATTCGCCGGTTTAGCTCAGTTGGTAGAGCAGTTGACCTTGTAGTTTAATCAGAAAACACCGGCTTTGTCGTATAGTGCTTATTACCCGGCCTTTGTAAAGCCGTGACCAGGGTTGGATTCCCTGCTTAGCCTCCAATAAACAGCGAAAAGGGTAGCTCCCCTGCCGTGCCTAATCACGGCTAGCTGCACTCACACCTGATCTATTAGGAGATCAAAATGAAAAAGACAGATATTGATCTGGACACAATCACGTCCATCCTCTGGGAAATTTTCCAAGTAAAGCAGGCACCTATAACTAAGGCAGACCTAGATAACCACTCTGATCTACCAAGTTATAACACTTGCATGAGGAAAGGGTTGCGACTCAACAAGTTAAACTCTGAATTTGCGCAAAAAGCTTACTATGAAAACCCAAAGAGGTGCAATTGTTGTAACTCTGCAATTCCTTACAAGAAAAAGGTGAACGATTTCTGTTCAAGAAGTTGCTCTGCTGCGATAAACAATAAAGTCACAAAACCTAGAAAAGTAAGTGATCTTTCATCTTGTCTAAATTGTGGTAAAGAGTTTTATCCTACACGCAATTCTACAAAGAAGTTTTGTTCTCACAAGTGTTCCTCAGACTATAGATTGCAAAATAACTTTTTAGATTGGTACTGCTCCTCTAAAAAGTTTCAGAACTCGGTTCTCAAGAATTTCTTAACAATTTTACACGGATACTCATGCTCTGTTTGTGGCATATTTGAGTGGAATGGTAAGGATATAGTTTTAGAGGTTGAACACATAAATGGAGATAGTCAAGATTCTTCTCCTGAAAATGTTTGTTTAATATGTCCAAACTGCCACTCACAAACGCCAACATATAAGGGTAAGAATGCAGGAAATGGTAGATACTACAGAAGACTTAGATACAAACAAGGTAAGTCTTATTAAATAAAGCACAGGTCGCCCGTTCAAATCGAGGCAATCGGCACCAAATGTTCCCGTAGCTCAACTGGATAGAGCAGTACCTCTAGTAATAGTGTATACTGCCCCGTGCCCCCACATCGGTCTTCTAAACCGATCCTTAACGTGGGATGGACGGTACGAGGTTCGATTCCTCCACGGGGTTCCACTAGGAGATTTTATGGATAAGATTTTAAAGAGTGTTGCTGAGGATGCTAATGGGTGTTGGGTATGGCAGAGAAGTGTAAATAGCGCTGGATACGGTCAAATCACAGTAAACAGAAAATACTGGCTGACACACAGGTACGTATACCACACGGTCAACGGGCCGATACCTGACGGGGCTGTTATCAGGCACTTATGCCACAACACTCGATGCTGCAATCCTCAGCATCTTGCTCCAGGTTCCCAACAAGATAACTGGAATGACTCAGAGGAAGTACATAGAGCTGTACATATCTCTAAAAGTTTGTGTTGGAAAATAAACGATCAAACTTTTTTGGGTATCCGCCAAGCAAGTAAAGCAACAGGAATCCATCAGAACACTCTCATAAAGTATACTGACCCTGTGACACGCATATTTAATACCGATGCGTATAGAGATGCGTGTACTGTTGCAGGGTGGAAACCGAAAGTTTGATAGTAGCTATTGGTTGCAGGTTCAACTCCTGCCGGGAATGATTCACTAGTGGAGCGTACTGGCTTCACAATCTTCAAACATCCCCTTCTTGGGGCTTTTGTCGTTTCTGAATGAAACGTGGAGCTAAGAGAATGTCAAACAAGATTGATCCAAGTATGCCCAGCAAGAGACGTGAGAATAATTGGTCTGAGGGTGTCTCCGGTAACTTATCAGGACGCCCAACAGAGAGTCCTGAGCAGAAAGAAGCTAAGAAGAAGCTATCAAAACTTCGTGGCACTGAAAAGAAACTTCTCAGCCTCAACCCTAAAGCTCTCCGAGTTATTTCTTCAAGCCTTGATGGTGAAGATGTTGACAAGGAGCAAGTGGCAACAGCTAAGTGGGTGGTGAGTACAACGATTGCAGTATCTAAAGCTGCAATGGCTGAAGAAACTGCAATTATGGGAATTAAAGACCCAAGCATTAAGTCTGAGATTGAAGAACGTCAAGCGGAAGAGGACGACACACCTCGCTTCTCTATGACAATGATTGCAGAAGCTGACTCCGTGTCGCTTCAATAAGGAGAAGCTATGTCCATATCTGAATTCCCTAGACACCTAATCACAACTGATACAAGAGGGTTTGAGCGCCTTAAGGTGGACGTTGGTCAAACAGACTTCTTTCTCGGTAATGAGCAACGCTTCTTTCACGAGTTCAATATCCCTAGCGGAAGCTCTGTTTGGTTTAGATTCACATCTCCAATCGACTTCATCCTGTTTGAACAAACGCTTACAGTGGATACTGGTGGGATTAGGTTCACTGCATATGCTGGCGGAACAGAATCTGGCACTTGGACACCTGTTACCACAGTGATTCCTAAAAACCTTATGTCGTCTACACCGCCTTACGTTCGCAAAGTGAATATTGATACTGGTGGCACTATCACTGGTGGCAATCTCCGAGAAGTGGTTAGACTTGTTTCTCCAGGTAGTACAGCACAGCGTACCACTGTAAGCGGCGGCAACCAGACAGAGCGTGGTCTACCAGCAGGAGTCTATTATCTGCGACTAGAGAACATCGCTAATAATAGTGCTTCCACAGGCGTCTATACAATTGCTTGGGCTGAGCGTCAACCACGAAAGCCCTATTCTACATTCTAAGGAAACAAAATGTCCGAAGTGAAAAACGAAGTTAAAGAGAACGTAGCTAATTTTGGTAACACTGAACACACTCTTGATGATCTGAAAGTTCCTCAGTATGTTGACGTTGAGTGTCACAACTCTGTTACTTTTATGGAGTGCGTTGCTGATCTGTGCAACAAAGGTTTCTATCCTGACAAAGCATCCTTCCCGCACCTTAAGGATATTGTCCTGAGTGTGCGTCTTGTAAAGCAGATTGATATCAACAAGTGGGAAGAAGAAGTTGAGCAGAGTCAACCATTCATTCGCGCTATGCCTCTTCAAGCTGAGCATATGAAGTTTGACAAGGAATACGTTAGCTCTCTGAGCTGGCTCACTTTCCGTAGCCTGATGAAGGCTTGCGGTATCACTGGCCGCGACCGTAACAAGATGACCTCGCAATATTTGAAGCTTTTCGAGAACACCTGAAGCTTGCTGAGAATATCTAACAACTAAATCAATAACAAAGAGGTGACGTATGGCAAACACTCTCCCAAGCATTAGGCTCGTTGACTACGAGTGGCAGGATGCAAACACACTGTCCGGATTTCCTGTAGGTACAGCTATTGATATCCAGAACCAAACTCACCAGCCAGTATTTGTTGCAATCACAAACACAAAGCCTGCAGATGATTTTGAAGGTTTCGGTATTCCTCCAGATATGGCCGCTGTAGCAACTATTTCAGCAGGGGAAGAAAGGGTTTGGCTTCGTGGTGACGGCCCTGTGAGTATTCAAGGAGCTTAAAAATGTCTATTACACTTAAGGGGCTAGGCAGTGCTGTAGATTCAGTTAATGGGAAGACAGGTATTGTAGTATTGTCTCCTGAAGACTTAGGCGCTGATTCAGCCGGGGCCGCCAGTGCGGTTATCGTTCAACACGAGGCAGCAGCAGACCCACACCCTCAATACCTGACTGAGAATGAAGCGGACGCGAAGTATGCGCTGATTGGCAGTGGCGGCGCGGGCGGTGATCCTGCTGGTACTGCAGCAGCACTGTTGGCAGCTCACGAAGCTGCTGCTGATCCACATCCTCAATACTTGACGCAGTCCGAGGGTGATGCCCTGTACCAGCCGATTGGCTCGGGTGGTGGTACTTCCGAGCTGATCCGCACACCCGTTGCAGTTGCTCCGTTGACAGGTACAACAGAGTTTCCAGTAGACGGCACCCTGCAGGCCAGCCCCTACGCACCGCTCTACTCGGCAGACGCCCGCGAGTTCCGCGAGTTCCAGATTGACACTGCCACCGGAGACTTCACTGCCCCGATTTCGGTCGCGCAGGTGAACGCTGACACTTGGGCCATCTCTCCGGCGATCCCTGACAACACCGACCTGCAGTGGCGCTGCCGCGATAAGAGTGTAGCAGGAGATTATTCAAACTGGTCACAACCACAGAGCTTTCAAACTTTTGATATCTATGTTGTAACCCCCAGTTTTATTTACCCTGCTCAAGGTGAATCCGTTCCAGAAAGAGATGCACCAATACTTACAAGTGATTTTCAGATAGTAAACTCTCAAGACACCCACATCGCTAGCTATTGGCTAATTAAAAATAACTTAGGCGCTGTGGTCTATTCCACTGGGAGAGATACCGTTAACTTGACTTCTTGGCAACCCCCTCTCGGTGTAATTATTGATGGAATGAGTATGATTGTAGAAGTCTACTATGAAAGTAGTGGTGGGTTTTTTAGCCAACCTGCTTCTATAAATTTTGTGGGCGCTTCTGCAGCTTATGGAAACTACTTATCTGTTGCTCATAATACTGCACCAAGAATTTCAGTGTATGGACGAGATGTAGACACTTTTAACAAACTGCTAAATCCGGCAACATTACCAACTTCTGACGCTTATTCTACAAAAATTAGCAAGGGTGGAAAATACATCCCGGTAGGAACACTTAGTTCTCCCTACCTTTATATGTATAAGAGGACGGGTGACGAGATTGCGGCAATCTCGGGGCCAAGTGTTTCAACAACGATCAACGGTATTGACTTTAACTCTAACGACACCATTATGGCATTAGCTGCCTCAGCATCCCCGTTTTTGAGATTGTATTCAATTTCAAACGATATTTTTACGCCTATTACAGCGCCAACCACTGTACCAACAGCTAGGGCTAACGGTGTAGCAATCTCAGCAGATAATGCATATATGGCAGTTTGTTTTGAAGTTGACCCTTATGTACTGGTTTATAAAGACTCTGGAAGCGGATTCAAAAACCTTCCTGGGGCGCTTTCACAAAATCCCCCAAATAACAGTACCGGTGTTTCTTTTAGCAATGACTCACAGTATCTTGCGGTGTCCCACGCAACTGCTCCTTTTGTCACAATTTACAAAAGGACTGGTGATTCATTTACAAAGCTAACTGACCCTACAATAACACCGACAGGTACAGGACGGTCAGTTAGCTTCTCAGCTAGTGCTAATTATTTGGCTGTAGGTCATTCAACCAGCCCTTTTATTAGCATCTATTCAAGGAGCGGGGATACTTTTACAAAGATAACAAACCCAACAACCCTGCCACCTGGGCAAGGTAATGGTGTATCCTTTATTTTAAATGGAGAATACTTAGCAGTCGCGCACACTACCACCCCATTCTTGAGTGTATATAAGAACGCCGGAGGGGTGTTCAGCAAGTTACCAAACCCGTCAACAACACCAACTGGAACCGGCAATAGTTGCTCGTTCTACCCGTCTGTATAAGGAGATAAGCTATGTCTACAAGTTACGCCTATATGCAGAATGGAAAATTGGTTGGTCCTGTCTCAATGAGGTCAAGATTTAATGAGGTGGGGGCTTGGCATCTTCTTTCTGAAAAACAAAGAGCAGAACACGAATGGTATCCTTGTGAGGTTGTAGGTGAGGGTTATAATTCTGAGACACAAACCAGATCGGACTATCCCGAACTAGTTCTTGATTACGACCGTCAGATGGTAATCGCTACTTACTCGGTTACAGAAAAGACATTGAATCAAATTAAACAAGAGCATAAGGAAAGAATCTCGCAAATGAGGTTTTTTCGGGAGATCGGTGGAAAAATATATGAAGGTATATTCTACGACACTGACAGAACTACTCAGAGTATGCTGGGTAATGCAGTTAGTTTAGTACAATTTGATCCTGAAATTGTAGAAGTAGATTGGAAATCGTCTGACGGAAGTTGGACTAAAGTATCCAAGACTCAACTTTTAGAAATGGGAAAGATTGTCGGAAGACACGTTCAAGACTGCTTCAGTAAAGAATGTAGGTTGCACAAACTAATTGACGCTTGTGAAACAAAGGAAGAAGTTCTTAAGGTTGTTTGGGAAGAATGACTAGGGTGTAATGGTCAGGGGATAACAACAAGGGTGTAACAACACCAGCTCTCGTACAATTGTGAAGTGGTTGGAATTGAGCTAAGAGAGATGGGAGAAGCCTCTTGAAATACAGAGGCTATCTTCAATAACTCAATAAAATATAGCAATATTGTATTATAAAGATACGATGGGTCTTGACACATACGATTAAAGTGATAGAATATAGCACATATGACGTAAATGTCTAAAAATAGCCGTTTAGGCACTGTTGGGAAGATAGTAATCAATCACCATCTTCCTGTAAATTAGAGTTGTTATCAGTTGTAGAAAAGGTATCGCTGACAGGTGAAAGCGACCGCCCGCATCGTAAGATGTCCTCACCACAGAGTGGGATAAAAGAGGCTCCTGATTTAATACACCCTCCAAGCCTAGAAGGTGGTTGGATAGCCATCTGCTGGCACGAAAGTGCGATGCTCAAATTGTGAGGGTTTTTATTTCTGGAAGGTCAAATCGAATAGAGACGAAAACTGTCTTGAAACCCGGCCTTGAGCGTTCGACTCGCTCACCTTCCGCCATATTGCTGATGATACGGGATTGCAAGCCCTTCCCTCTGCCAATCCAGAGAGATAGTCGGCACCCATTTAATCTGATTGGAGATGGAGTTTAATTTGACAAATAAAACCAAAAAACCAATTGTTTGTCCCTCATCACCCTTCCAGGAAAAATATCTCACTAGTAATAGTAAAATCCTTGTTGTAGGTGGAGCGGCTTAACTGCGGGTCGCTATAAACCCTTCTAATTCGGTGAACGCTAAGGGATTCTTATCCTAAGCCAACCCCGAGCGAAGCCGTTAATTAACGGAACGTGTAGAGACTATCGAAAACACGCCTTAAAGGCGGAAGTGAGTAGAGTAAGATTCAAGCGAATCTGAAACGGAGGGCACACTAGATAGTGTGAATATATAGTCCAATTACAAACGAAAGTTTGGAAAGAGTGTAGCGCCTCTTAAATTATAAAGGGTAGTTCTAAATCTTACATTGGCCTTATGCGGCATTTGCGTTGGGCAGAAGACCCGCTTTATCGTGGGTTTTGTATTCGTAAAAACTCAACAGCAATTATGAAGTCTGGAGGCTTGTTCCAACAAGCCGTAGAACTTTACAAGAAAGTTTATCCAGACCTTAAGGTAAAACTTAAGGATCAAAAAGTGGTCTTTCCTTCCGGAGCTGAAGTTAGTTTTTCTCACTATGAGAACGACAAGGCCGCTGACTTGTACCAAGGTTTACAGCTCAGCAACGTGTTCTACGATTAGTAAATGGTCGCCTTAAGTAGAAATGCTTATTGAATAACTCCTCTAATTCAGGGAACATCCTAATAGGAAAATCCTGAGCGAAGACAATGGGAAACATTGTAACGTGCAACGATCATCTCGAAAGAGAGTAGCTTCAAGTGAAGCGAAACGGGGAGCGCCTAAACAAGTTATGTTGTAGGTGGTGATATGATCTGATCTACACAGTAATGTGTAGCTGTGCTAACGCACGGGGGTGGAATAACGAACCGCCTCGAACATAATGGAAGCAACACACGCTGATGAAAGCCATATTTGGTGGCTCATCTCTCGCCTGCGAACAGATGCAAACCTTAACCCCTCAATTTGGCTTTCATGTAATCCGGACAATTCTTCCTATCTTTTTGAGTGGGTAAAGTGGTGGTTATATCCAGAAGACCATCCCAACTACGGACTCCCTGACCCAGAAAAGAATGGAAAGGTCAGATACATCCTTCGGGTCGGAGGCAATATCTTCTGGGGAGATACCGAAGAAGAAATGTACGAGAAGTACGGGAAGAGGGACAGCAGTGGAAACCTATTCCCTAAAGGTCACCCAGATCAAATTATGCCACTGACTTTTCAAGTCCTACTTGGCACTATCTACGATAACCCGGTGCTTATGGCTGCACAGCCAGAATACAAGCATATGCTTGAGTCACTTCCAGACCTTGAAAGAAGGAGGCTCCTATTGGGAGACTGGAATGCTAAGGCTCAAAGTGAATCGTACTGGGATGAGTCTTGGCTTACCATTGATGACCAAGAACCGCCTCAAAGTGAGATTGTTAAAACCGTAAGGGCGTATGACCTTGCTGGTACAATTAAATCAGAGGGTATGTCATTTTCACCAGACTACAGCGCTTCTTGTAAGATGAGTAAGCTCAAGAATGGTCAATACTTTATCCACGACATTCGCCGTTGCCGTATCAGGTTCGGTGACTGGAAAAGGTGGATTTTAGAAAATGCAATGATGGATGGTAAGCACGTTGATGTGATCTTACCGATTGACCCGAACCCTGCAGCCAAAGCAGCAACATCTATGCTTGCAACTGACCTATCCTCAGAAGGATTGTATGTGCGTACATTTAAATCCTGCTCCAGTAAGCTGGACAGGTTTAGGCCACTGTCTTCTGCAGCACAAAACGGAGGGGTTCGTGTTTTAAGGGGTTGTGGTTACGATCTAGAGAACAAGATTGAGGCAGACTTAAAGTTTGTTTGGAAGGAGTTTACATCATTTGACGGGAAACGCAGAGGTGGCGAATCCGGTCACGACGATAAACATACCTGTCGTCGTTAAACCTGTCTAATTCGGTGAAACCCTACAGCTAAATAGCTATAGACAATACCGAGCTAAGGTGGTAGAATAGTTGGTTCTGCCGCAAAGTGTAGAGACTATCGAAAACACGTCTCAAAGGCGGAAGTGAGTAGAGTAGGCTGCAAACGCAGTCGAAACGGCAGGCACACTACACAGTGTGAATATATAGTCCGATCCTAGCAGAGATGTTAGGCACTCGTTAACCAAAACAAAGACATAGGAGAATTTCTATGCGTAAGCCGCTACATAAAATCGAAGTAGGTCAAAAGTTTCAAACTAACAAGTATGGTGAAGTTGAAGTCATAGGCTTCATCCAGCCAAAAGGTGCTAATAAGGTAAAAGTTCTTGTGAAATTCACAGATACCGGATTTGAGTGCGAAGTTGAGCGAGGTAATCTTATTACTGGTAAAGTAAAGGATCACTCTAAGCCTCACCACGCAATTAAAGACTGGGAAGACTGCCATATTGAACTCACCAACAACGCAGGTGAGGCTTTTACGATTGTTAAGAAAAGAGGTAACAAGAAAGTCATTGTAGTTTTCAAAGAAACTAACTATATGACTGAGGCATATTACGAGAACGTGATTAAAGGTAAGATCAAAGACCCTTACGCTAAATCTTTTCTCGGCGTAGGTTATCTTGGAGAGTTTGACCGACCGCCTTATTGGAAGACAGTAAAGCAGCTTTGGACAAATATGATGAAACGGTGCTATAACCCAAAAGACGACAAGGGTTATTTTGGAAGGTGCTTTGTTGATGAGCGCTGGCACTGCTTTGCTAATTTCCTCAACGATCTGCCTAGTTTGAAAAACTTCGATGAATGGCTTAACTGGGAAAATACAGGTGTCAAGTATAACTTGGATAAAGACCTTAAAATCCCCGGTAATAATGTTTACTCAAAGCACGCCTGTGAATTCGTAACTGAACACATTAACAAGGGTGCGACAACGAGGGGCAAGAAACGAGTGGATGGCGTCTGGGTGGACGCTGTTTAACAAAAAAGATGGTTGACGCCGCAAGCGATGCGTTTGCGGCTTTATGTGTTTCAAAGACAATACCTAAGCTAACCTTGGGTATGAACTCCACATCCTTCACTAAATCATCCTCACTCCCATTTTAACTACTAAAGGAGGCTTTGATGCCCGAAGAAACAGCTATCGCTGCTTCAAATGAAGCCTCAGCTTCTAACGAAAATCAAACAACATCAATTCCTCGTATTCATCTATCGCGTCAATCATTCTCAGGAACTATCACCCTTGGTGGTGAGATTCTAGAGAATTGTAAACGTGACCTTCAGTTTCCTAAATCCATCCATACATTCGATTGTATGGCAGAAGATCAAGATATCCAACCAGCTCTTGAGATGGTGGAGACTTCCCTAGCGAGGGTTCCTTGGTCTGTAGTGATTCCTGAAGGGTATGAAGAAGAACTTAAAGAAGACGCTGAGTTCCTTAGACAATGTTTGTTTGAGGATATGGAACACTCCTTCAATGACTTCATTGCTCAAGCCGTAACCTTCAACCGTTACGGCTTTAGTGCTATTGAGAAAGTGTTTAGAACTAGGCGTTCTTCATCTGGCTCAAAATTCAACGATGGAAAGATTGGTCTGGCTGCCCTTCCTCTCATTGACCACAAGACTATCCTTGGATGGAAGTGGGATGAGAAGTATGGACGTAAGCTCACCCACGTTGTTCAGTATAAGAATAAGCCAACAGGATTTGGTCAGGGTAATTCCTTGATTGCCAGCTCGGATGGCAACAATTACGTTGAGATTCGGAGAGAGAAGTTTCTTCTATTCCGAAACAAGGTGAAGGGAGACTCACCATCCTCTATCTCCCCTCTTGTGAGCGTGCATAAGGCATGGAAGATTAAGTGTGCATTGGAAGAGTATTTGGCTATCGGTGTAGCTAAAGACCTTCAGGGT